CTAAGCCAACTGGGCGGTCAGTGTGGAGGGGACCACGGAGAAGACCGAAACCGTTGGCTGACCACCGCTGGCGTTCGAAGTGAGCACATACACGGTGCCATCGGGTCCAACCACCACGGTCGGCGTGCCGCCCCCGTCGTCGTTCGCGTCGTAGTAGTTGGGGTTGGTAGAAGTGGCCACGGCGGTGTTGCGAGCAACGCTGATCACCGACACCTCTGCCCCAAGGTCGGCGGGGACGTAGAGGGCCGAGCCGTCGGGGCTCACAGCCACACCCACGGGATAGGTAACGCCGGTGATTGTTGTGCTGACTTGGTTGGTGGCCGTGTCGATCACAGACAGCGACTCGTCGGAATAGTTTTGAACGTAAAGATGGGCAGCATCGGGACTGAACGCCATTGCGATGGGATGGTTCCCAACAGTGATCGTGCCGGTGACTTGGTTCGTGGCAGCGTCGATCACGGAGACGGAGTCGACCCCACCGCCACCAGAGGAGACGTAAACGGTATCGCCGTCGGGGCTCACTGCTATCCCCTGTAAGTCCGGGGCACCCACCGATATGTCCGTGATGACGCTGGGCGCGGGCACGCCGTCATTGGTCGTGGTGGTGTTGATCACCGACACGGTGCCGGTGTAGTCGGCCACATAGAGCTTCGTGCCGTCTGGGCTGATAGTCACCGCACTTGGCTCATCGGAACCTCCAAGAGCCTCGGTAGCGACGACAGCGTTGGTCGTGGTGTTGATGACCGACAACTGGCCGCTGTCCGAGACGGAGCTCGTGACATACAGCGTTTTACCGTCGGGACTGAGCACCATAGACGTTGGGAACAGTGAGTACGCCCCGGCTAGGGCGATTGCGGTTAAGGGCGGCACGGAGATCGTTGCGGTCACGGTATTTGTGGCGGTGTCGATGACGGACACGACACCGTTGCCGCTGCTCGGATACGACGAAACATAGAGCGTTTTGCCGTCGCGGCTTAGCGCCTCTGAAGTTGGATACCCGACACCGGCGACGGAGATGTTGGAACTAGCTGTGAGTGTGGCCGGGGCGACGGGAATGGTGACTTGCTCGGGAGTGGAGGCGGTTCCGTTGGTGGCGGTGACGGTGAATGTATCGGTGATTGGTGCGGTGGATTGTCCTGCTGCGAGTCGGGCCGCGGTAGTCGGGGTGTAGGTGAACGCTCCGGTCGTGGTCACGGTCACCGAACCTTGCGTAGGTTGACTAGAGACGTTGTAGGACAGGGCTTTACCCGCGGGGTCGGTGATGTTCAGTGCACCGGTGACCACGCCGGTGGCGCTGTCGGGGGTGTTGACGGTCGGGGTGCCAGCCACTGGTTTATCGACTAGCGGAGACACCGCTACGGTGACAGTTTCGGCCGCGGAGCCGTTGGCGTTGGTGGCGGTGACCGTGAAAGTGTCCGTCGTTGACGCGGTGGCGGCGTAGCGGGCCGCCGTCGTCGGTGTGTACGTGTAGCCGCCGGTCGAGTCCACGTTCACCACCCCTTGGGTGGGGTTGGCGCTCACGGTGTAGGCCAGTCCTTGCCCGCTGGGGTTGGTGAACCCCAGGGTGCCGGTTACGGTCCCGGTCGTCGGATCCGGCGTGCCGATGGTGGGGGTGCCCGCCAGCGGAGGTGGCGCCCCAACTGCGGTTTCGAATTGGCGGTACGCCTGCCACAACAACGCACCGATCGGATTGGTGGGTGCAGTCGGGCTTTGGGTGTTCACTCCGAACAGCGACAGCACCGTGGCCACCAGCTTGAGCACAGATGTCCACGGTGATGCCATCGCCGCAGCGGGGGCGACCGCACTCGCCGCGGCTTGCGTCCGATGTACCGCGGCAGCCAGTGCATCACGTGCTGTCGCTGTCGCGACCGACGACTGCTGCTGTCCGGCCGCGCTGCTCGCCTCGGAACTGGCGGAGGTCGCCGCGGCAGCCGCGGTGGTCGGTGTCGGTGCGGAAACCGTTGGCCCACCAGGGGAATGCATACTGTCCTGGCTGGCAACGCTGGTACCGGCGATGGCCCCCGCCGTGGACCGCTGTTTGGCCCCCGGCGCGGTGTGGCGGGCCGTCCAGATCGGTGTCGGCATCGAGGACGCGTTTCGTGTCGTGTGCGCCGCGCTGTGGCCGGTTGACAGTACGGTGCTGTCGGCATGGCTTGGCGCCGGATTGGCCCCGCTATCGGCGTAGGCCACCGCCGAACCACTGGCTAAGGCGGCACCCATGCCCATCGTGAGCGCACCGACCCCCAGCCACGCATAGGGCTGGCGCCGCTGCCGACGTGTGCTCTTGGCTTTGCCCCGCCCCAAAATTGACGACGAGTACTCAGTACCCATTCCCGCCCCCCGGCTCGAATGATTTGTCGTTACCGTCAATTTACGCGCTAGTTGCGAACTTTCAATCGGTTGCACAGGAATTCGCAGGAGATTGCCAGTTCCAAGGTTGGATCAGCTAAAAGTTGATTTATTGAGTTAGAGAATCGTTGCTGCTCTGGCCTTCAGGCCCGCGGTGAAGGAGATCGTTCGTTGGGTGAACGGGGGTTGCCGCGACCGCGACAATTTACAGCGTGACGTCCTGCATAGGTCGCATTCGTGCGCGACGTTGATGCATCTGCGCGGGTGCCCGTCGCTGTCCTCGCGGCATGGGTCTGGCACGCGAGCGCCAGCTTCACTCTGACCAAATACGCACACTCGCCGGCGGGCGCATTGCAGGCGGCGGCGGACAACTTCAGCCAACCGATACCGGCGTCAACCCGGCGTAGCAGCGAATGAGTTTGCTGTGCAGGCACTCCTGTCGGTGGCTCGGTACTAGGTTGTGACATTCGGTGACTTCTAGACCCCAGCTGCGGATGGTGTGAAACCACGGGCACCCGGCTCTAACTGCGAGACATAGTGCCCCCAGTCGGACTCGAACCGACACTGTGCGGATTTTAAGTCCGCGTTTTCGGTAGAATTGATCTGGCACTAAAAGCGATAGTTGCTGGCAGAGGCCACTTTTAGTGACTGTTGCATACAGTACATATGCAGTTGCATGTGTACAGTGGTGTACACGATTCCCGGGAGGAGGTTGCCGGTGGGGTTCCAGCCGAAGAAGAAGCGCGCTCCCCGAGCCAAGGGCGAGGGATCGATCTTCCAACGCAAAGACGGAATGTGGGTCGGCTCAGTCGAAGCCGCGCCCGGGCCGAACGGTGAGCGCCGCCAGAAGCGCGTCTATGCCAAGGACCATCGTGCGCTCGTCGCCAAGCTCGACGAGCTCAAACTGGACAACGCCGACGGCCTGAACCTGAACCGCACTATCACCGTCGCCAAGTGGCTCGACTACTGGCTACCGAACATCCAGAAGTCGAGGGTCCGGCCGACCACCTACCGCGACTACGGGCACACTGTCACCAACATCGCCAACACGATCGGCCACAAGCGTCTCGCCGACCTGACTGCGGCCGACGTGAGAAGAATGCACGCTCTCATCGGAAAGGGTGAGCGCCGCACCCAGAAGGCGCACATCGTGTTGGGTCAAGCGTTGAAGGACGCCATCGCGGATGGCCTGATTAAGCGCAACGTGACCGACGCGGTCGACACCCCCGAGTACGTCGCTGGCGAACGAGAACCGCTGTCCGCGATCGACGTTCACAAGCTCCTCGCCTATGCCGACGCGAACCGCAACCGGATGGAGTCCACGCGGTGGAAGCTGTTGTTCCTCACGGGCACACGGCAAGGCGAATCCCTCGGGCTGACGTGGGACCGAGTCGACCTTGAGGCTGGCGCGATGGACATTTCTTGGCAGCTCCAGCAGTTGAGGCGCGCTCACGGGTGTGGCGACCGTCATGGGGACGGAACTTGGCCGTGTGGACGGAAGAACGGTGGTCATTGCACCAATCCCCAGTGGGACACTCCGGTTAAGTTCGAATACCAACCGCTGCATGCGTCGATGGCGCTCACGCGACCGAAGTCGAAAGCGGGCCAACGGTGGGTGCCCGTGATAAAGCCGCTACAGATCGCGCTGACTGAACTCAAGGAAGCCGACATTGGACCCAATCCGCACAACCTGGTATTCCACCGCGCGAACGGCGCGCCCGTCATTCCCAACGAAGACAGCCGCGCGTGGCACGCACTACTCCGCGACGCCGGAATCATCGGCAAGGACGAGACGCTACCGCTCCACACCACCCGGCACACCGCAGCCACCGTACTGCGGGCAGCCGGCGCCGACGAGCAGACCCGCATGGAGATCCTGGGGCACAACAGCCCAGAGGTCACCCGGATCTACGCGCACGCCGACCAGGCCAAGAACTCGGTCATGATGGATGCGCTCGCCGTCCTAATGCCGACGAAGAAGAGCTAAATCGCCTGCGCTTCGGGACCTCCGTGTCTGCCGCCCATGGCCAGTGGGTCCCGGCCGGGCATCGGTGGCTTGATCGTGATCGGTATCGCGCTGTGGATCGTGTTGGCGATGTGCCGTGAACCGGATCACCAGGCGGCAAAGCCGTCCCCGGCTCCCACAACATCGACTGCACCCGGCGCGAGCGAGTACATCCCGGGCGACGGAACCTATCCCATGGGCGGCGCAGACGGCCACGATTGGGGCCCGTACACAGCCACCGTGCCAGCGGGCAGCACCTGCAGGTGGTCGATCGTCTCCGTCGCCCCGTATCGCCCCGGGGAAACCCTCAACGAGGGCACCGTTCAGTCAGGGCAGATGGCGCGTGCGAATATCCAGCCGGACGGCGACGTCAGCGGGTGGACCGGGATGATCGATGGCCATCATCGATTGGTGTTCATGACGAATGGTTGCGGCCCCTGGACTAACCAGTCCTGATCGGAAATGGAGCCGCCCCGGGAGCGGGGGGTGCTCGACCGGGGCGGCTGTTTGCGATCCGTGTGCCGACAGACCGTGACTTGAGTTTATCCGACTCAACACTGTGTTGACAGAGGGTTTATCGACCCACAACCGACTCGAATCGCCAGTGGTAATCGTTCTGGCAAGTACAGCCGCCGTCGACCCAACCGCCGATCGCTTCGACCGCGCTGCAGCAATTCCCACCGGGATCCAATCCGGCCTCGTGACTGCACTCTGGACACCCAATCGCGTCGACATCGTCGGCAGGGTCGTCTCCGAACCGCTTCTCAAGCCAAGCCCCGAGGAACGGCACGATCATCAGTGCCGGAGCGATCAACCACCAGTAATCCCCCATCGCCGCACTATACGACGACCTTGGGAAGACCGGCACCGCTTTTTCAGCGCACCGCGGCCGCACCGTTGAGGATCCGACACCCCTGCCCAACTGGCGGCCCGAAGGTCGTCGCCCCGCACTGGCACGTCCAGGTGGTGTGGCCACCTCGGCAGCTGCAGGGCTGGTGCCCGACGAGCACGAGACCCGGGCCGAGCTCGTGGCCCGCTGGGCAGTGCGTCGGCGGTCGAGCAATCCACCCGCCGCCCGTCGACTGCACAACATCACCGACCGCCGCCATGTCAGCGACGATAAGCCCGCCGACGATTTCGAGTACGAACCGGCAGAAAAACACGTAGTAATCGTTTCTGCGCTCGCGGCCGAATCAGGTATGGTTCCCGCGCATGAGGGGGATTCTCACAGCTAGTTGACGCCAATCAGCCAGCATTCGAGCATCACCCAAAGCAGAACAGTCCCTGGGGGGAAACAGCCGATGGCAACCGTGCTGGAGCGGTATCAGAAGAAAGCTAGGCGGCGGCGCAAGCGGGCAGCGCGAAAGCATGTCCGCCTCGACATCCAAGGCCTGCGCATGCTCGCGGTCCTCACTGTATTCGCGAATCACCTGTGGCACTGGCCCGCCGGCGGGTTCGTCGGCGTCGACGTGTTCTTCGTCATCTCCGGATTCCTCATCACCGGCAACCTGCTCCGCGCCGCCACCGAACGCGGCAACGTGTCATTTCGGACGTTCTACTGGAATCGGGTGCGCCGCATCGTTCCCGCCGCCGTCGTCACACTGCTCGCCACCTACGTCGTGTCGGTGCTGCTGTTCAAGGCGTTCCGCGCCCACGAGGTCGGGATTGACGCACTGTTCGCCTTCGTCTTCCTGTCGAACTGGTGGTTCGGCGCCAAAGGCACCGACTACTTCAACTCCGACGAGACGGTGTCACCCATCCAGCACTTCTGGTCCTTATCGATCGAAGAGCAGTTCTACTTCGTATGGCCCGCGCTGATCTTCCTGATCAGCGTGATCGTCGCCCGCAAGGCCTGGAACAACCGGCACCGGATGCAGCTCGCCGGAGCGCTCATGGGTGTCATCATCGCGGCATCGCTCACCTGGGCTGTGTACGAGACGGCCACCGATCGGGCATGGGCCTACTTCGACACCTTCACCCGCGTGTGGGAGCTTGGCGCTGGCGCCCTGCTGGCGTGCTGCGTCGGGGTGTTCGCTCTGATCCCCGCCCGATCCAAGCCGTATGTGTCCTGGGCCGGTGTGGCGCTCATCGCAGCGAGCTTGTTCCTCATCACCGACAGCTCCGACGCGTTCCCCGCGCCGTGGGCGCTGCTGCCCGTCGCTGGTGCCGCCCTAGTCATCATCGCTGGCGTCGGCGGCGAGCCGAAATATCAAGACTTCCTGCAGAACCCACTCAGCACCTACATCGGCGACATCTCCTACTCGCTATACCTGGTCCACTGGCCGATCATCGTCTTTGTCAGTGCCGCAATGAAGTCCAGCGTCTACTCATCGATCCTCGTGGTGGGGTTGGCGTTCAGCCTGGCGATTGCGTCCTACCATTTCATCGAGACCCCGCTGCGGCGCGCTGAGTGGGGCAATACCCTCGAAACCATGAGGAAGTTGATGCGGGAACGATCAAGCGTGTACGCAGCAACAGCCGTCGCCGTCCTCCTCGTTGTCAGCGTGTCGTCTTACGCATTGCGACCCAGCATCTACTCGCAGCACGCGGTTCCGCCGCAGGTTGTCCCGGCCAACATTTCGGCGCCCGAACCGGACGCGCCGCCCCCCGCTCCGCTCGGGCCGCTCACCTCTGCCCTGCAAACCGAAATCCAGGCCGCAATCAAGGCCACCCAATGGCCCCAGCTTGATCCGACGATGGAGTCGGTTGTCAGCGGCAGCATCCTCCCGCCGGACCTGGTCGACTGCTCCTACGGCGCAACACCCAACGCAGACCAATGCACGTGGAGATCACCCACCGCGCCAACCCAAGTCGTAATTGTCGGTGACTCTGTCGCGACCATTTACGCGGCATCACTACGCGCAATAGCCCAAAACTCCAATGGCCGAATCCGGGTGGTCAGCGAGGCGATCGGCAATGGCTGCGCCTTCACCAACGTCTTGGTGTCGTACGATCCGGTATCGCCCGATTGCGAAGCGCGCAAACAGAATGCGGTCGATTTGATCAACAACACAAAGCCGAACGTAGTGATCATCAGCAACCGCTACAAGGATCTCCGTGTCCCCGGAGCCCCGAGCCTGTCACCCACCGACGAAGCTGTCTCGCTGCGTCAGATCATCGATAAGTTCCGGCCCAGCGCGGGCAAAGTTGTTCTCCTCGCCCCGCCGCCAGGTGACGTGAACATCAAACAGTGTTTCGGGGACCGCGCAAACGGTCCTGCCGATTGCTTGGGCTCGGTCAGCAGCCGGTGGCAAGAAGCCGCCGGAGGCGAGCAGAGCTTGGCGCAGTCGATCGGCGGTGTGTGGATCGATTCGCGGCCATGGTTCTGCGCGGGCGGCTACTGCCCCAGTTTCGTCGCGTCCACACCCACGAAGCGCGACGCAACGCACATGTCGTCCGCGTACGCAGAGAAGATCGCCCCGGTGATCGGCGAATCCCTAGCCGCGGCCGGGATCAACTGAGGTTATTCGCGACGACAGAAAATCGCCCCGCCAGCCGAAGGCCAGCGGGGCGATTCCCGGAGAGCGATGTCAGGTTAGAACGGCAACGGCGGTCCCGTCACTTCACGTCGATCACGCTGCTGCTCCCGCCACAACGTGATGACCATCGGGATGTACACCAGCGCCGCGTAGGCGTAGATCACGAACCGGATCTGCTGGCGGAACGGATAGTCCTCGTTCCACCACACCGACGCCGTGGCCTGCAGAAGGAACAGCGACAAGGCGATGCACTTGATCAGGTACACCCCGCCGATACGGTTGGTCCTCCACTTCGACCGGAACCCGTAGAGCGCGGTGAACGCGTTCACCAGGACCGCGACGACGATCAGCGACACGTCGGCAGCCAGCTGGTAGTCGATGTCCAGCCAGATGTCCGACACGAACGTCGCGGGCACCAGCAGTCCGCCAATCACATAGGCCCAGAGCAGTATCGGCGGCGTGTTCCTCATGCGTGCCCCCTCTTACCGAACGATTCCTGCAGCATCTCGGTGAACCCGTTGCGATCGACTTGGCGACGCAGCGCGGTCGTCGACTGCCGTGCCCGCTCCACCAACTGTTGGGCGGCCTGGTGGCCGGCCTCCGCGCCGGCCGCCATCAGTTCGGCTTCCAGCGCCTGCCGTTCGGCGTTGGCTGCCCGCTGCCGCGCGTCATCGATGTCGCGGCGCGCCCGCACCCATGGCCACATCACGAGCGCTGCCCTTCACGCATCGCGGTGAGGATCGTCTTGGCGAATTCCTCAACAGCGGTGGTGTCCGAGATCGCCTTGGCCTGCAGGCCGATCGTGTCGTCCTGCCTGTCGCAGCGCGCGTCGAGCGCGTCGATCGTCTTGTCGCGGGCCGCGATCTCACGATCACGGCCGGCGATGACCTCACGGTGGTGGATACCGAGGATCAACCAGCCCCGCTGCAACGACACCAACAGCATCACCCCGATGAGGACGACGAGCGTGACGACACCGATGCCGTTCCAGAACTGGGGGTTCAGTAACCCGGGCACCTACGCGGACGTGGTGTTGTCGGACGCGTGGACGTTTGCCGCGGCGACACCACCGCCGATCACGGCCACCACGATCTGCGCCCAGGTGGTGAACGTCAGGTCAGTGATGAGATGCAGCCCAACCAGCAGCAACTGCAGCGCGGCAATGACACCTTGGAATGCGGTGCGGAACCCGGTAACCGACTTCCACGACGCCAGCGTGGGCGCGAGAACTGACAGTGCGAGGCCGACCCACAGGGTGGCATTGGTGTGCACCGTCGCGAAGATGACGAGCGGCACCACGATGTAGAGCAGAGCGCGGGCCTGTTCCCACGAGCGGTTCTTGATGACGTCGAAGATGCTGATGGTGGTCACACTGTTCCCCTTCCGGGAGTTGTTGCAGGCCAACGCAAATGCGAGGACCCCGCAGGCGATGCTGAAGGTGATCCCGAACGTGCAGGCGGCGATCTCGAGCGGGTGGAGCGCGTCAGGCCGCGACGGGGGCCACACGGCTGGCCCAGTCACGCACGTGTTGCACGCCGAGCTGGAGGTACGTCATGCCGGGCCATACCTCGGCGAATTCGTAGGTGATGTGTGGCTTCGTCGGCGGGTTGTCGAGCGCGAAAGTCAGCCCAATTTGCGCGGCCTTCGCAGCCGCCGCGGTCCCGGTGAGGGTGTCGGGGTTGCCGCCGCCGATCAGGCCGCCAAGAGCGCCCCCCAGCAGTGGCAGTCCCCACGCCAGCAGGCCGGGGATGCCGTTCGACAGGGCGCCGAGCGCGTCGGGCACCGCGATGCCGGCGTCCGCCGCGATCTCCGGGATCACGGTGACCAGGTTCTGCGCCGTCGCGACCGGATTGCCCAGCTCGACGTGGGTCACCATGTCGAACGCGTCCATCATGATTTCGCCCGTCTTACCCAGCGCGATCCGCGCGTACATGTCAGGCCGCGCCGGGTCGGAGACGTTGGTGAGCCAGCAATGCCGCCAGTCGTTGACATCGCCGTAGTGCCAGCTCGAGATGCCCTGTCCATCACGGTTGGCGCCGGGCGCGTTGTAGAACGCTCCCCCGTTCGGGCGCGTCGGGTCACCGAGGCTGACGCTGCATAGGTAGTTGTCGGGGTAGTTCTCGAGAATCCACTGCCGGAACAGCGCGGCGAGCACGGCGCCTGCGCTGTAGCCGATGATGACGATCCGCACCTTCCGGTTGAGCGCGAACCGTTTCAGGAACTCCGCTTTCGCGGCCGCCAGCCCTTCCCGCACTGCCCGCCACATCGACGGGTCGGTGACGCTGCCCGCAGTGCCGACCGGCAGGCCTCCCATGGTGGCCGCCCATGGGGTGTTGATCTCCTCGACGAGGTCGTCGCACTGCTGACAGATCCGCGACACGTAGTCCTGGCCGATGATGCCGCCGGTGCCGCGGAAGGCGAACGCGGGGTGCCGCAGCTTCGCCGGCGCCGGAGTCGGGACCGCGGCGAGCATTCCCAGCTGACTCTTGGTCGCCCAGTCCAGCGTGCCGATCGCCGACATCTTCGGTGCAGGCTTTGTGCCCTTGTCGATTTCGGCGTTGCGGTTGTTCTGGAACGTCGGCAGCGCCCGGCCGAATCCCTCGGTGTAGACCTGGCTGGTGTCGGTGGTGCCCAGCCCCTCGGCCTTGCCGTAGCTGAAGCCCTTGAGCTTGCTCTTGGCAACTGCGATCGCCGGGTCGATATCGCCGACCTTTGACGGGGGTGACCAAGTCATTCCGGTGTCCCTTCGATGGGGAGATACATGTGATGTGTGAACTGGCGTTGGTAGGCGCCAGGGCCGCCGACCTTGACGCCACCGCCCTCGCCCGACGCGACACCTCGCCCGTCGGGCAGGGTGATGGCGGTGTGGTGGTCGTTCCACCCGATGACCAGCGCCCCGGGCTTCGTGCCGGGCTTGAAGCCGCGCTCGGTGAGCGCGCGCGCCTCACTGCCGGTGTCGAAGCGATCCCCGAACGTCGGCCGACCCGTCGCGATGTTGGCCACCCACGACGCGATCCCAGAGCAGTCGGTGCCCGCCGGACTGTCGCCGCCCGAGATGTACGGCGTGCCGGACACCTGCACCAAGAGCGCGGTGACGACTGCCAGCCATGCCGGCAAGGGTCAGCCGATCAGCTTGAGCATCGCCGCGGTGGCGGGGCCAACCTGCCCGTCGACGACCAGCGGCGGGTGCAAGCTCTGGTAGTCGCGGACCTTCGCCTCGGTGTCCGGCCCGAAATCGCCGTCGACGACCAGCTTGGAGTAGTTCCGCTTGAGCCGGGTCTGCAAGGAGACCACCCGGATGCCCTTGTCGCCGCGGCGGATCACACCGAAGTTGGCGTACTCGACTGGCACGCCCGGGACGAGGACCGGCGTGGCTGGCGGGGGCGGGAGCGTGCCGCCCGACCAGGCCGTGACGTCGTTGCGGAACAGGTTTGGGTCGATGCCGCCGCGGTCCCACTTCCCTTGAGCGGCGCCGGCCCATTCCTTGTGATCGATCGAATGCGACGCGGGCTGACCCAGGTGCTTGAGGATCGCACCGACGCCGGCGACGTAGGCGTCGTACTGCACGTTGCTCCAAGGCTGGTGGTGGGGCTTGCCCGGTGTGCCGCCGCCGTCGTTTGCGCCCTCGATCCCGATGGTTCGGAAGTTGGCGTTGTTGTCCGGCAGGCCCGGGTATGAGCCCGCCCCGGCGTGCCAGGCGATCCCGACACCGCAGAGCGTGAACTTGCCGTCCGGGGACAGGTACAGCTGCGAGGCCAGGCCGAGGGTTGGGTGCTCGGCGATGCCGCGGGGAGTTTCACCGAAACTGCCGGTGTGATGGCACACGACGCCCCAGATCTCGCCGAAATCGCCATGGCCACGATCGAATGCGCCTGGGTAGATGTCGCACTGCAGCCCAGCGGCGCGCAGCACGTCCGGCAGCCAAGTTGGGTCACTCATCGGAACCTCCGTTTGTGTTGGGGTGGAGTTGCTTTCGGGCTCTAGCGCTCCGGCGAGCCGGGGCATCGGGTCTTGTTTGGCGTTCGGGACGTAGGCGCCTGGCATGTCCGAGAGGTGCAGGTGTGGGGCCACGCCGCCGTTGGTCGCGCTGTTGGGGTTGATTTGGGCGATGGGCTGGCCAGCTTCGACGTGCGTGCCGACGCGGATCTCCGGGCGCCGAACGATGTGCCCGTACTCCAAGCAGCCGCCGCCCTCAGCGTCGTTGCTGTCGATCACGAGCCAGCCGGCCGGGTCGGGTCCGCCGTAGCCCTGGGCGGCGCCGGCGTAGATGACCGTGCCGGCCTGGACGGCGTACACCGTCATGCCCGCGGATCCGCCGGCGCGGCCGAAATCCGTTCCGGCGTGGAAACCGCCGTCGCGCGGGCCGAATGGGCTCGTGATGATGCGGCCCGCACCGAGCGGCCAATAGCGGACAGGCATCAGCGGCCTCCTCTAGGCATGGCGAAGGACCCGCACGCCGTGCCAACGGTGGGTGTGTTTGAACGAAGCTGGCTTTAGTGGGGCGTCTTGCTCGCCAGCTCTGCGAGCTGCAGTTCAAGCTGCGCGTTGCGCTGTTCGAGCTCGGCGTTGCGCTGTTCCAGTTCGGCGACGGTGTTGCCGAGTCGATCGATCGCGAGTAGCAGGCCGCTGCCCTGTCCGCTCATCACTTCGCCACCCATCCGGTACTGCCAGATCCTGATTCTTTGACGTAGAACGTCGTTCCCGCCCCGCCGTCAGTTCGCATGTACTGCGATCCCACTGTGGCGGTTTTGACCCCCTCGGGTGATCCGGTGCCTGCGCTGATCGTTGCAGTCCCCGATCCGCCCGAGATCTTCGGCGCGGTAAGGGTCTTGTTGGTAAGCGTGTTGGCCGCCGAAATCGTGTCGACCGCAACACCGTTGGCCTTGACGAGGCCCGCTCCCTTGGTGGTCAGATTGAGATCGTGATCCGTGTCTGGCCCGTAGCCTCCTACAGTCGGAGTGGAGCCGGCGGGGACGTAAACCGTGAGTGCGCCAAACCCCTTGGGGAACAAGGTAATCCCGATATTCGGGTCTGCGCCGAACGCTTGCAGGCCCGGCGCAACATTGGTCGGAGCGTTGTTGATCTGCAACCAGTTGACTGCGGTTGCTGCGGCCCCAACGACAAATGATTTGTTCCCATTGCTGTCGAGGACCGTGTCGATTTTCGGAGTCGTCAACGACGGAGAGGTCAGCGTTTTGTTGGTCAGCGTGTCGGTGCTGGTGCGGGATACGAGCGTGTCATCACCAACCGCCGGCAACGTGAGTGTCTTGCCGCTCGTCGCCGCGGAGTTGGACTGGATCGTCTGGGTCTTGCTGCCGGAGACCACGAGCGTGTTCACGGTCATGGCACCGGTGGCGAGCCCGTTGGTTAGCCACACCCTCGTTGTGCCCAAAGTGAACTGGCCGTTGGTGGTGGGCGATTTGAACGTCCAGTAGGTGCCGGCACCCCAACCGCCGTTGTTCTCGACGTACACCACCTTGCCGCCCGGGTTGGTCAGCATGTCGGCCCGCGGCTCGAGCGCAATGTTGCCGCCGGCCAAAGATGTGACCTTGTAGATGATGCTCCCTGTCGCCAGGGTCGCCGAATTGGCGGTTCCCGCACCGCTCGCATCCGGTGCGCCGGGTATCAGGATGCTGTCGCCAACCACCGGGGCGTAGGCCCCCGCGTTAATCGTCAGGCCTGCGATCTGAGTCACCAGACCATTGACGATGGTGTACGTTTCAGTGCCCAGCGTGTTCGCCTGGCATGGCGCAAGCGATCCACTGGTCGGGTACGACAGATCGTTCTTGTCATACAGCGGAACGACTTTGCCCTGGGGGGTGCGTTCGTAGCAGAGCTCGCCGTTGGCTTCAAAGGCATTTGTCAGCTGGCTAACGCTGGCCTTGCCACCCGTGCGGTATAGCCACGGGAACGTGGGTGAGCCGTTGTCCCATCGCTGCCATCCGCAGGCCGTGAAGGTCACCTTGCCACCGGATTGGGTGATAGCTCCCGTGGCGACCTTGGAGTCATCGACGTTGGCAAACCGGGTGCCGATGAACTTCCATTGCCCCCCGGCAATATTCACCAGGACGTTGGTAGCAGCCTTGGTCGGATCGACCACGTACGGAGTGCCCTCGACGACACCGCCGAAGAACACACAGTCCCAACCACCACCGTCGCCAGATCCGCCCTGCAAGAACAAGCCCTTCCAGCCTGGTCCAACAGTGTTGTAGATGTAGCCAATCTGGGTGGTGGACAGCTCGCCCAGCATCATCTGGTATCCGCTGTTCCAGAACCCTGTTGGGGCTGCGGCGTAGGTTCCGATGTTCAGGTACCCGTTGAGCCAGAGCTGGTTGTCGGAGCCACCGAGGTTGATGGCTGCGTCAGTGAAGCCGTGGATCTGCCAATGCCCAGTGAACAGGCACTGGTCGATCGCCATCGCGTTCGCCCGCGAACCCAGCACACTCTTGAAGTTGAGGAACGTCAGATCCCGCATCTCGCTGCACCATAGGACCGCGCCGGCATTCGGGCCGTACCAGAACTGGGCCGAGCCTCCAGCGCCACTGTTGCTGACGTCCTTGAAGGCCAGCCCGTCGATCAGGACGTTAAAGACCTTGCCGCTGGCGGGCATAACGAATAGCGAGTCGGTCTCGGTACCGATGCCGGTGACCTCGACAACGCACGGTGCCAGGTTGGCGTTAACCTCGGTGTCCTTGGCTACGGCGCCGCCATCGGGGGGGAGCAATCGCATACCGCTGTAGACCACAGTGCCCTTCGAAGCCGCGGTCAGGCTGACTTTCCGGGCGGGGAATCTGATCGCCCCGATGGGGGTTTGCATCTTGGCAGCCGAACGTGCGGCTGCGAACAGCTGGTCGTCAGTGGCGATGAGCGCCGACTTGAACGAATCCAGCTCGACAACCCCGGTGCCGTCGGCCAGCACTGAGCGGGCGGTCGTAGCGTCGGTGGCGGTGAGTACCGTCAGGCCGATGTGTCCGGCGTCGAGGATGTCCTCCGCGTAGCCTCTCGTGCGGACCTGCATCACCGGCTGCTCAGGCGCCTGCATCACTCGCGTCAGGTACAGCGTCGTATCGGTGTCAGGCGCGGGGAAGTAGAAGTGCGGCACAGAAACCGGCGCACCCAGCGCGGTCTTCAGGTCGGGATCAGCCCGATACGTCAGGTGCTCCAGGTTGAATGCCGGATCATTGGCGGTCAGCCGGAACGGCGCCGTTATCGACTGGTCTTTGTACATGTGCCCGTCGGCGGCCAGCCAGCCATGCCGAGCAGGCAGATTGGTGGCCTTCGGAGGATCCGAGTAATGCACCCGGAAGTCACCGGCCGGACGGTTCTCCACAGAAAATTTGATCCACCCGGTCAGCTGCTCTTCGGCGTCGTCAGTGCGGGCGGTGTGATCATGGTCGACGGTGAATTCGATTGCCATCTAGGCCTCCACGACGTCGTAGTTGGATGCGCGATCCGCATCGGTGACCATGCGCAACTCCGGGCCGGCCGGGGTGTCCCCCGCCGCGGCGACGAACTCGATCACCAGCCAATCCCCGGCCACGGCGCGCACGAATCGGCTTGGGCCGTCGGCGTTGAACTCCACATGCCACACACCATCAGCGAGGAACATCGCTGGCCGCCAGAACGGCTGCTCCGCGAGGATCTCGCTGATCGCAACGGTCATCTTCTCCTGCACCGTGATCAACCGCCCCGAATCGGGGTCTACCGCCTCGGCGAGATGCCACGCCTTGAGCGGTGTCTGCTTGCGCTGCAACGTGTCAGCCATTCGCTGCTCCCTCAGTAGGTGGTGGCTTGGCGGTCGATGGCACCCCAGGCTCCGATACCGCCGGGGATGGATTGTTCGGTGAAGACGTTTCGGTCGGTGGCCATCGCCCCCAACCCCACGAAGAGGTTCGACGGGCCCATGGCGGATATGCCTGCGGTATCGGTGTACGGGGGCATCACGTCAACACCATTGCGCCGCACCAAGAATTGGCGGTCGCTGTTATCGGTGCCGAGATAGAGGTCGATGGTGTTGCCGAGCGCCGGGTTGAACGACACCGTGTTGAATTCGGTGTCCGTGCCCGCCGAGACGCAACCCAGCCGCAGCGCCCCGTTGTTGTTGTACCGCGCGTAGACGTAGGAGTCGCACGCCGCATTCACCCGACCGCACGCGTAGTTGACTGGCGCTCCCCCAGCACTCGCCGTCCAAGGAAGTGTGCTGATGACCAGACGTATCCGTTGCGTGCTCGTCGCCAGAGGTGTGTTGTGGCGGGCGATACACCGCCGGTACTGGCCACCTGATCGGTTCCATTTGGTGCTGCTGAAACCGTCGACTCCCCAGGTTCCTCCGCCCGGCCCGGAGTACACCTGGGTGAAGCTGCCACCGAGATTCGTGGCGGCTGGCCCGTCGAAAGGGGAGTTCAGTGACACCCCGCCGGTGACGTCGGTGACGAGCAGGCCGAGGAGCTGTTCGTTGGCGTAGTCCGCGGCGCTCTGCGCCGAGTCGATGCCCACCCACTTCAGGCCGAGGAAGTTGGCCAAGTCGGTGAGGGCGGCCTCGACGGAGGTGTAGATCGTTCCCGGTAGGGCGACGATCCTGCGAGCTATCTCGGTGAGCACAGCCCGGCTGAACTCGATACCGCCCTGGAGGTCGTGAGAGAGCCCGGCGAACAGTCCCTCGAAGAACTTGTCGAAGGGCATTTTCACCGACGCTTCAAGGTCGGCGCGCCACTCCGCTTCAGATTTGGCGGCCAACGCCGCCAAGGATCCGTAGTTGAACGCGGAGTGAGGTAGCAGCCCGTCGGGCTGGGTCAACGGAACATCCCCGCGGGAAGCTCAGTCGGATGGACGGGTTCGTAGATGACGCGCGTTTTGCCGTCCTCGAAGTACTCCCGGACGGGCCGCCACACCACACCGTCGACGTCTGGGCCCATCAGTTGGGCGTCAGCGACGATTCCCCGCCGATCGCCCTTGTAGGTGCAGCTCCGGTTGTCTGGGCGCCCCATCTTCAACATCAGGTCACCCCCTGTAGGCGCGGAACCATGCCGCGCCAGCCCCGCCGGGGCCGCCTCGTTGGTTCAGCACCTCGCCGCCCGCGCCGCCGCCGCCGGGGCTGCGGCCCTTTGCTCCGATGAATGCCTGTTCCGTAGCACCCGGGTATAGGTGGGTGTTGAAGGTGCGGTCGCCGGGAGATTGGCCGTGGAAGTTGGCTGCTGCCCCGGCTGTTCCACCGGCCGCGGTGAGCAGAGGGGCGCCTGTCGCGCCGGCGGTGGTGTTCCCACCATTCCCCCCGTTGCGCGCCCCGCCAGCCCCGATCGAGCCGGTGATGATTGCTGTCTCCCAGGGGATATCGGTTCCGCGCACGAGGGTGTCCGACGCCCACGCCCCGGCCAGGCCGCCTTTGCCGCGGGCGATGGTGGTTCCGTCCGCACCGCCGCCGCCACCGGCGATGATGATCCGGTCGACGCGGGTTGCCCACCAGGGGATCTGGAAGCTGTAGGCCCCCAGGTCGGCGAACATCGTCGTCACATCGACGGGGGTCGGCCCGTACTCGGCGAGCAGGGTCTTGAAGTTCACATCACCGCCGGCGGGGATGGTGATCTCCCGGGACAGGGTGTCGGCGTCGGTGATGCACACGTCGACCCGATAGTCGCCGGGCTCAACGAGGCGGCTGAAAGAACCCCTGTGATCCAAGGGGATCCGGACCCGCTTCGGCGCGACCGCACTGTTGCCCTCGTTGATCAGCGAGTCCCGCACACCCCGGGGGGTGAGGGCCAGATAGCCTTCGCAGGGAAGGCCTGCGGCGTCTGTCCACGTGCCAAACAGGTTGGCCATCAGAGCACCCCTTCCTGGTGTTTCTTCTGCAACCGCTCGAACAAGGCGGCCTGCTGTTGATGAGTCAGCCCATCGAGCGCGGCGTCGAGCGGATCACCGTCGCGCTTGGGGGCGTTCTCCGGCGCGGTCCACTTCCCGGGCGAGGTCATCCAGTGCGGATCGTTCGCGGCCGGCGGCACGTACACCTTCTCCGGCTGCTTCGAGTGCCCGCATTGGGGGCATTGCAGCATCACCCCAACTTCGAACTGGTGCTTGGACATCAGCATCCCGTAGGAGGATGGGAAGCCCATCTGCCCGCCGTTCATCCCGGGCAGCGCGACGTAAGTCCACAGGAACATCTCCAGTGGATCCGCCAGGTCGCAGTTCTCCCGGGTGGGAACCATGTTGGAGAACTTCCGCGCCTTCCTCTTGTGGTCTTCGGCGTCAAAGTCCTTGGGCAGGTTGGGCATTACCACACACCTACTTCTCTGAGTGCGGCGACGATCGCCTCGATTTTTCCCCAGGCGCGCTGGGCGGGATCCTGTAGCGCTCGTTCATCACCGATGGTGGCGATCCAGTCCGCATACGGGTTCTCCGGTGTCCAGCGCAGATCCAGCCGCCGGCATCGGTCCATGTAGATCCGTTTGCGTGGATCGTTCTTGAGGGCGAAGCCGATTCGGTCTTCGAGGAAGAAGTGGCCGAGTCCGCGGTCGCCGACCATCCAGGGTGAGGCGTCGAGGATCGCTACCTTGACCGAGATTGTGGTCTTCGTTGCCCAGAACCCGGCCCGTAGCACCATGAGGGAGGCGATGGTGTAGGCCTTGTTCGCCCCGTCCTGGAAGTACTCGAAGTACCGCGACCAGCCCGAGTTTTGCGCCCGCTCAGTGGATTTGACCGACCACCAGGCGAGGATGGTGTCCTCGTAGAGCGGCTTCAGAAGGGTGTCGACAGACCCGCCCAACGAGCCGATCTGGGCGATCCCACCGAGTATGTCGAACCCGGCTTGTATGGACGCCGAGATCGCCTCATTGACGCCAGGCATGCTGTGACCACCGACGTTGACCTGGATGCCCTTGGCCGGGGAGATCGCCAGGTCGGAGGTTTGAATGCCGGACTCGTCGCCCTGCACGTAGACGACGTACGGGCATTCCTTCTTCGTGAGCCGGTTCCCCGGCTGGAAGTACTCCTGGGGAACGGTGGTGTCATTGAGGACGTTCTCGGTGGAGTCGATGAAGTCCTCAGCGAACTCGGCGACCGTGCGCGCGAGCCCGTCGAACATCGTTCCGCCGTGCGATGTTCCGATGTACACACCGGACTTGTCGACGATGTCCCACCACAGAGTGCCGTGGCGCAGGTTAGCCCCGGGCCACGGGTCCGGGTCACCTTCCAAGTACCGGGTGGGAACCACGGACAGCTCGGAGTCCTCGAGCATGATGTGGGTCATGTCGTGCCAGTTCGACCACCTGCTGGAGACGACACCCCACACGACACCGGAGGCCATGGCGTCGATGAACGACAGCGGCTTGACGACGTTCTGCCACTGCGACATGTCCAAAGCCGTTACATAGGAATGGAAGTCGAGCGGGTCGTCGGGGATGGTGATGAGCGGGTTGTGCTCACGAATGAACTGGAGATGCAGGCTGAGTAGCAGGACCCAGGTGACCGGGCCAGCCAGCAGAAATGCCCTAGGCCACTGAAATGCGGCCGGTAGGAACGGGTTACTCCATACGGAATACCATTTGGCGTTCTCGTAGTCGTGCAGCCAGGTGACGATGAGGACTTCGTCGCCGTCCTCGGTGCACCGATAGGTTGCGTTGTCGAGGCGGCCGCCCCACCGGGCCCCGCAGTGCTCGACGGTGATGTGGACGTTTCGTTTCTCGCCGCGGTCGATGCGGCCCTGCATGTCGTAGATCCACTGCGCGGCATGGGAGTCGAACGGCAGGATGGTCTGGCCGGGCCCGGAGTCGTTGGAGATCCACGAGAACTCAGCTGAGTAGGTGTCGTCGCCGAGGATGTGCTGGAGGTGCCATTCGCCGTCGTGGATGGAGGCGATCGGCTTCTGTTTCCGCAGGGCTTTCTCTGCGCGCTCCTGCTTTAGGGTTTCCGCCCAGATCGCCTCGCACTGTTGTTCCAGCGTGAGGTTGGTGGTGTCCAGCGGGTGGGGTTCGTAGTCCAACACCGCTGTGGGCATTTACTCTTCGCCCCAGGGCCGGTTGAAGCGCCGCGGCTGCACCAGCTGCGCCATCGCACCGCCGGCGGGGGCGTCGGTGTAGGAGATGGGGAGCAGCTGTTTGGGCGTGTACGGCGGGATGACGTGCATGAAGAACATGCCGTTGGGCACCAGGGCGGGCAATGCGTTGGTGAAGTTGTGGTCCCGCACCATCAGGTCGTTGGCGGTGTCGAGGCTGATGACGATTCCACCCTGATCGTCGGTGATCGGATTGAGCGGAATGGAGCGGGTCGCGTAGACCCCGCCCGGCCGGCGGTTGTACTTGGCGCCCTTCCATGACACATCCGGGATCGTCCAGGTGCCTTTGGTGAGGATCCATTTGTGCTTCATCGGCCGCGGGGTGGGGTTCTCGACCTCGATGAAGCCGGATGCTGACGTCGCCGACGACGAGAACGTCTTGATGACGTCGTCCTGATACCAGAATGGCTGACCGGCGCGGACTTTCAGGATCAGATTCGCGTACTGGGCTTCGATCGGATCGAGGTCCGGGTCGAACTCGGGCTCCTCATACATCAGGAGGTCGAGTTTGCGTTCCCCCGACTTGGCGGTGTCGATGTGCAGTGTGGTGGGTTCGGGGTCGTCGTCCCATTCGTCTTCTTCGTAGGCGAAGAGCTTCATGAACTCCGAGTCGTTGTCCTCGAACGACTGGTCTTCGCTATCCATCACGTGCAGGCCGATTTTCATGTCCCGGTGCAGCCACTTGACCGACTTCTGCTTCGACCCCTCCTGGAAAGCCCCTGACTTCCAGTTGGTTTCGACCTGGGAATGCCAGATGCCCTTCACCTGACCGGCCGCCAGGTGGATGCCCTCCCGGCCCGATCGCGGCCCGTGGACGTGCACGGATTTGCCCATGCCGGTGAACCACATGGCGCGGATTTGCCGCTCGAAATAGTCCGGTTCTTCGTCGATGAACGGGTTGCTCACTTGCCACCCATCGAAGGCCGGCCGCGGTACCGCATCGTGCGCAGCTGCTGGTAGTCGTCCATTTTGCGGCGGAGCTCGTCGGCGTTACCGACGGTGACGTTCTCCAAGATGATGCGGAAGTCGTCGCCGCCACCCATGGCCTTCGGATCCAGCTGCGGGGCCGGCTGGTTGGCGATCCGGTTCAGGTTGTTCCACTGGTCGCCGTTGAACACCGGCATCGGCTCGACCGTCTTGGACTTGTTGACGGCGATCCCCCCGGGCTGCAGCCAGCCGCCGTCGTCGAAGATGCCCACCGCGCCGCCCTTGGCGTAGCCGCCCAGGTACTGCTTGTACCGGTCGAGGAACGACTGCCCGGGCGCGGCGTTGATCGACGGGGTCGGAGCCTGCATCGGCTGCACGGGGCCGGCCGGAGGCGCGACGGGCGTGCCTGCCGAACCCGAGAGCGCGGGCTGCGTGGGGGTGCTCGCGGCGCCGCTCATCGGAGCCAACGAGGGGGCCGGCTGCTCGGGGGCCGCGGGAACCTCCGGCAGCTGGTTCTTGGGATCCTGCTGCTTGAAGGCCTTCTCGATTGTCGTCGTCGCGGCCTGCATGATCTGCTGCTGCGGCATGAACCCCATCGGATCCGTCGACAGCCAGCGCGGTGCCCCGAACGGGGTCAGCTGCTCAATCAGGGCGTCGGTGCCGATACCCAGCATCTGGGCGCCGTACTTCACGCCCCGCTTGGCGATGTTGGCGCCCATGCCGATGCCGAACTGCGCCGCGGCACCCGCAGCGCCGCCAGCACCCGGGGCGACCATGTTGACGCCCATCGAGGCGGCGGACGACGCTGCTGAGGCGGCCTGGTCGATGATGCCGTTGATCACCTCGGCGCCCATGCCGTAAATCCCGGACAGGAAGCTCGTGCCCGCAACGCTGCCGTTCCCCGCGGCTGCGGGGATGTAGCCCTCGGTGCGGAACGACTTGCCCAACTCGCCAAGGAAGTCGGGCTGCTGGTCTTGCTGCAGCTTCGCGTAGTCGCCGTGCGCCTCGGTCTGCGTCCGCAGGGCTTGCTCGAGGTCGTACTGGGCGGACAGCATCTGCGAGGCCGGGACGTCGTCCTTCCCCTTCAGGGCGTCCAGGCGGGCCCGCGACAGTTTGGCCGCGTCGTCGGCAGAGAACACCTTGTTCTCCGGATGGCTCGACGGGGAGCCGCCGCGGGCGATGATCGGCAGATCGGCCTGCGCCTGCTGGAATTCCCTGTTGAGCGAGCCGAACCCCTGCTGGGCCTGCAGCAGCGCGACCGGATCGGCGTCGGGGTTGTTGAGGACCTCGTTCAGTTGGGCTTGGGAGACCTGGACCTGATTCTGCAAGTCCGCCAAATGATTCTGCGCGTCCCGCAGCTTCGGATCGACTGCTCCACCGTCATCGAAGCCCGGAATGACCCCCGCATTCAGGGCGGAGCGGAAGGCATAAACCCCTGACTGGCCGCCCATCTTTTTGACGTCTTCAGCGTCGAGCACATGCTCACCCGGGGCGAGCATCGCCGGAATGGAGTCGACCTTTGAACTCCCCGATCCCCACACGCCGCCGCCGCCGGAGTAGCCCTGGGCCCTCCACTGGTTGAAGAACTGGGAGAGGTTCCCGGCGTACTCCTGATTCCACTTCCCCTGCGGGACAGCGCCTTGCACCCCGTACTGCAGCCACTGCAGGTAAGGACCGGAGTCACCGTTCTGCAGAGCTGCGAGGGCATCACTCTTGGCCTTCGGGCCACCCTGGGTGGCGTATCCGCCGGCCTGGTAGTTGTCGTAGAACTTCTGCAGAGACTTGTTGAAGTCGTTGGCGTACGGAGCGCCGCCGGTGTAGCCGGTGTCGGCGGTCTGGGTGGAGAACCCCATGAAGCCAACGCGCCCAAAGTTGCTTTCCGCCTGAGCCACTGCGAGAACACCGGCGATCTCCTGATCGGAGAGTCCTCGGCGGCGGCCCTCGGCGACGAGAGCGGCCACGACCTGATCGCGGGATGCGTCCGGGCCCAGCGAGGCAGTAGACGGGGTTGGGATGTTTCCGCCGGAGGTGGTGCCGCTCAGCAGCCCACCAGTGGGGTCGAACGGAGTCGAACCCGGCGCAGGTGCGGACAGCGCAGGCTGCGGCATGCCCGGCAAGGGAATTGACCGGCTCTGCCGAGTGTGAACGTGAACGTTTTTGGGGTCGTTCCCGCCATGCTCGTCGTAGGTGGCCTGGTCGTAGTAGCCCGGATTGATCTGGCCGCCGCCGATACCCGTCTTCTGATGGGTGTTCGGGTTCTCCCAGATGACCTGTTCGAGGTCTTGTGGGATCGTCGCGAGATAGTCGGCGAACTTCTGCAGGTTTTCGACAGGGCCGGTCCAGTCGATGCCGCGGTTTTCATGGTTCGGGTTCGGGGCGTAGCCCGGCTCGTTGCGGTCCGACTCTTGATGCCCGCCATAGGTGCTCGGCTTGATGCCGAAGCGGTCGGCCATCTGCATGACCCATTCCGGGAAGGTCGCACCGGTTCCGGACCCCCCGGTGTTCGTTCCGGACGGCAGCCCGTACGGAACCGACGGAAGTCCTTGCGAGGCAGCCGCTGGGCTGCCAGCGGTTGCGGGAGAGGGCAATGCGGTGGAAGGCTGCGCAAACCACCCACCGGCTGGCGGATTCGCAGCAGAGGGCGCTTTCGGACCCGGGTTGAACGGTGCAGCGCTGGGGGCGGCGTTCGCCTCTGGGATGCCGAGCAGATACTTGTCGACCCAGTCTCGTGTATCTTTGCCCGCCTCGGCCGGCGTCTTGACGTGCGTGTCCATCCAGTCGAAAAAGGCCTTGATGTCACCGAGCTTGTCGGCCGTCTCGCCAACAATGTCACCAACGCCCTTGAAGAAGTTATGGATCTCGCCGCCGTGCGAGTTGGTCCAGTTCTCAAGCTCTTTCAGCTTGTCCGTCAGCTTGTTAACGCCACCGGTGGCGCCGGCGAGCGGATCGCTGTTGGGGCCGCCCGAACCGAACACCGCGCCGATGAAATTCGCGCCGACTCGGGCGACGCTGGCGTGCATCCTGTCGATCGCACCCTGGAACGTGTCACCCATCCTGGCCGACAGGCCACCCCAGTCGTGCTCGACGGCCTTCTGCAGCTCCGTGAGGGTGACTTTGCCTTTGGAGACCTGCTTTTCGAGCTGCGCACCCGTCCAGCCGAACGTGTTCATCAACGCCGCCCGGACGTGGACGCCGTTCTCCTCGAACTGCTGGATCTCCTCGGCCATCAGCTTGCCCTTGCCGAGTACCTGGCCGAAGATCAGCGAGATCTGCCCGAACGGCTTCCCGGCCGATCCGGCGGCGTCGGCGATGTCACCGATGTACTGCTTGAGCTGGGCGCCTTCTTTCACCCCACCCGAGAGGGCTTGGGTGACGCTGTTCATCGCCTCGTCGAGCTTCACCGGGGTGCCGGAGATCACGGAGGTCACATCGTCGGTGATCTGCTTGATCTGCTCTGCGGACTTGTGCATCACCTGCAGCTGCGTGGTCGCAGTCTGCAGGGTCTTCAACCGGTCTAGACCCGAGAACAGCGTGTAGCCGACCAGGCCGCCGCCGCCGATTCCCAGCGCGCCGGTGAGGGTGGTGCTGATGGCGCCGGCCATGAGGCTTCCGGTGCGCCGCGCGGTCTGGACACCAGCCTGTTCGAGGGGAGCGAAGACCTGCCGGCTGCGCACCACCCCGACGCTGTGGAATTCGTCGTAGAAGGCCCTCGACGCGTCGCGGGCGTTCAGTGCGTTGCGGAACTCCGCTTCCCACCTCTTGGCGACGTCGGTGCCGCCGCCGCGCATGGAGGTCTGAAGGGCGGAAGCATAGTTACGGCCGGCGACGAGGGCGTCCCGGCGTGCCTGATCGTTGCCTGCGGCCAACGACTTCAGCAGCTGCTTGGACGCCTTATCGCCTGCCCCGCCGAGCTCTTTGGCCAACGTGCGAGCAAGACTCGAACCGAGCTCACCCGTAGAAGCCTTGGTGCCCTTCGAAACCTCCGTCGCCAGCGAGGAACTCAGCTTCTGGCCGGCAACTTGGCCGGCGCGGGAAGCGGTGCCCTGCAGGCTGTCGAAATCTGCGCTGACCTGCTTCATCGCCGAGGCGTACTTCACCGTGAGGTCGATGTAGCCTGACGCCAACTTCGCAGCACCGGACATCAGTCATCACCTCCCTTCCCGGAGAACAGGTCATGCAGCTTCTGCGCGCGATTCGATGAGTCGCGCGGCTTGAGCCCCAACAGGGCCCGAATCTTCGACCGCGGAGCGGCTTTCACCTTCGGCTGGACACGCTTGCGCCGCTCCACGCCGGGCCGCTCGATCGGGTCCGGCATGTTGCGGTTTCGGCGGCCGTCCTTCGTCTTGGCCCACTGCAGCCACCGCAACACGTCAGCGATGGTGGCCAGAAGGTGATTCGTCAACGTCCACCCGGCTTTGTCGGGGTACATCGACCGGTACAGCTCGGTGCCCTCACCGGAGCGTTCGACGATGGTGATCAGATCCGCCCAGTCGAACCACTCACACGGGCAATACCGAAGGCGCAGACCAAGTTTGATCAGGTCAAATTCGAGCGCGGAGCCGTGGTCCTCTACTGTTCGGAGGACACCTCGGATTTTGGGATGTCAACCTCACTGGCCTTCTGCCACGCGGCCATCAGCGGGTCCATGTTCACCGAGTTCGGGATCGAATCCCACCACGCCAAGGTGTCAGCATCCATGCCCCACTCGAGGAGCAGCCACGTCGCCTCGGTCGAGTTGCCGCGGGACTGGCGGAACACTTCGTTGGGGATCAGCCGAGCCGACCGCATCGTCAATTCCCGGATGTCCTCTTCGCCGTCGACGTTGACGAATTCGAATTCGAACGTGACGGTGGGGGCAATCTTTGCAGCCATCTGTCGCAGCCTCACTTCGTGAATTGGTTTTGCGCAGCCGGGGATAGACCCGTGGGGAGCGGCCCCGGCTGCGTGGAGTACTCCCCACGGGGCCTAGTTACGAACCGGTGGTCTTACCGTCGTCGGTCCAGGTGCGGGCGTTGTCCTTGAACCCGTCATCACCTCTCGCCAGTTCGGATTCGAACGCCTCGATCGTCACCTTGTACTCGATGGTGTCGGTGTGAACGATCTTGACGTCGCCGGTGTCGATGATCTCGCCCTCCGGAATCCAGGTGCGATGCCGCGCGCCCAGCTCGGAGTCGATGGTGTCGATCACCCACTGCAGATGCGGGGTGCGCTTGGAGTTCTTACGCACCTCGATCTGGGTGCCGTGCTCACCGTCGGCCGGCGTCACGGTCACGTTCGACGCACCCCAGATCGCCTTGAGCACATCAGCGTTCAGCGATTCGAGGAACACCAGCTCGTAGGTGATGCCGAACTCGGTGTGTAGCACCTTGACGACCTTGCCGCCGAAGTTGCGCTTCTTGTCGATCTTCCGGTCGACAATTTCGGTGAAGCCGTCCTCTCCGACGTCACCCAGGTCGAGGAACAGCGAATCCAGCTCGGACACAGCCGAGGTGGGAGGATCGGCACTCAGAGGGCCGGCGAAGATAGTTCCTTCTGCGGCCGGTTCAGCCGCGTACACAAGATCATTGGACATTTGTCACCCTTTCAGGCACGGTGCAGCCGGGGCCCGAGTAACAGGTGCGCCTTAAGCGGTGGCGCGGATCAACAGGTCAGCGGTGACTTGCCACCGGACCTGGTCGGTGATGGTGGGGTGGGGAAAATCGCCGGGTTCACCGATGACGTTCACCCTCCGCACACCGATGTGGTGGTACTTGCTGTCACAGATCAGGCCGCGCACCGTTTCGGCGAGTTGGCCAGCTTGAAAGGGCTTGGGAGCCCAGCATTCCGCGATGATGCGTCGTGTCGACAGAACAGGCTTTGGATTGCCTGTCGCGGGTGCTGTGGAGATGACGACGAACCTGCCCGGCCGTGGCGCCGCCGGGATCCGGGGAAAGACCTCGACCCCTTCGATCTCGGAGCGGGTGAGTAGATAGTCGATCATCGACTTCTGGATGACGGGGAAGATGTCCACTAGTCGGACCCCACGTGGAGGTTCTGGACCAGCCGGTTGTGGGCGGCGTTGTCGGCCATCGCCGCATCCGTGGCGGTGATGACGGTGGCGCGAAATCCGCCCTTCTGCAACACCTTCGAGGGGTCACCTTCGGTGCCGGCCTTGTACCCTCCGTCGCCGAGGCCTGAACCGGAGTTGCAGGCGTCTGCGATAGCTTCAGCCCGGCGGACACCCTCAGTCTTGACAACCTCGGCCACCAGCTCCGACCAGGCAGGCCTGTTGAACTTCAGGCCCACTCAGACCACCGCCGTGACACTCTTCAGCACGAGAGTCAGGCCGGGCCGCCAGCCGTGGAAGCCCACCCCGTCATCTATGCCGACGACGAGATATTGCCCACGGCCGGGAACGGTGACCCGATCCCGCGCGGTCCACTCAAACCCCTCGATCGGGATTTGCATCCGGATCTGATCGGTGTCGAGGGCGACGTGCCCGTCGTCACGGAGAACGGTTTGGCGGCTCGAGTACGAGATCACCTTCCGCTCGACCGGATCCGCCCAGACGTCGGTTTCCTCGTTCATCTCGTCCCTTGGGCCCGGGGAACGGGTCTCCCACTGGACCGGGAGGTTCGCGGGGAATCCGGCGGTGGTCATCGGAGGACGATCACCGTGACCGGGCGGTCCCGGTAGGAACGCGCGAAATCGATATCGTCGTCGGTGAGTTTCACCGACGAGGACACCCAGTCGGCGAACCGCTGCTGGAACTGCTCGGAGGCGAGGAACGTCGACTGCGCCACCGCCGAGGTGGGATCCACGGTGAGGTAGCGGGCGACGATCGCGGCGACCGTGCCTTTCACCTCTTCGGGAACTTCCTCACGGTGGGTGTAGTCGAGCTTGACCACGACACCGGTGCCGACGCTTCGCCGGCGAACTGTGAGCACGAGCTCGTCGTCGTCGACCTCGAAGTGGAGGTTGTCGACACCGGTGACGGAGTGGACTTCACCGCCGTCGCCCAGGCCGTCGGGCAGGGTGACCCGCCCGGCGACCGTGATCAGCTTGACCTTCGTGCGGCCCGGGGTGAACTGGCGGCCGGCTTCGCGCCGGAACTCGCGGCTGATCTTCGGGAGCAGAAGGTTCGCCCGGAACACCTTGGCGCCCCCCAGCGCAGCCTCGTCGGCGAGGCCCAGCGCGTGGGCGACGTCGTCGAGGCTGGCCAGGGGATCCACGGTTAGCTGCCGCCCTTGTTGAAGACGCGGACACCTTCGGGCTTGACGACCTTGCCGCCGTAGACGTGCAGACCGCGGATGCGGTCGGCGAACTTCTTCTCCGCCCGCATGGCTTCGATCTCGTCGATCTGCGACACGTAGGCCGCGGCCCGCGGGTGGTAGAACACCGCCTGCGGGTGGTTGACGGCCGGCAGGTGGAGTGAAGCCACCGTGCGGAAGTTCAGCAGCTGGCCGATGGTGGCCGTCCGCAGCCCGTTGTTGTCGCCGCTGTAGGCCACGTTGGTGAGCTTCGAATCCGCACCCACCAGCAGGCGCTGGAAGTCGGCGTTGATCACCGCGATGCGGCCGTTGGCCGGCACCTTGGCCTTGGTGAGGTCGCGCTGAGCGTCGGCGAAGATGTCGAACGCGTCGTCACCAGTGGTCGGGACGGAACCGCTCATCGCGGTGCCGTGCTCGACCAGCATGTTCGCGATGAACATGTCGGCGTCAGCGATCAGGCCGTCGGCTGCGGCATCGGTGTACGGGGAGAGAGAGCCGGCCGACTGCGACTTGTCGATGTCATCGATGTAGAAGTCGAAGTTCTTCTCCTGATCGATGAGCAGATCGATATTCACGTCATCGATCTCATCGGGCTCCGTCAGTCGGTTGTTGCCCTTGTAGTCCTTCACCTCGGGCGGGACCACACCGGTGATGTGGACGGTGTTGCCCTTGGTGGCGATGCCTTCGTACTCACGGTTCACCAGGGAGGGGAACACGTTCTCGGCGGTCCACCGTTCGAGCATCTGGGCGACCCAGAGCTCCGGAATGAAATGGGTGATTGCCATGGCTGGCTACCTACCTTTCGCGAAAGAAGTGCCTTTGCAGGCGATTACGTCGATTTGCCCTTCAGCTGATTGAGGCGGCCTTCCTTGTCGGCGGCCAGGATCTGCTGAGGGGTCATGCCTTTGAGTTCTTCACGAGTGACCTGCGTAGGCCCTTCGATCCGCTCGCTGCTGGTCACCGTCGACGCCGGCGCGGCGCTCGGCGGTGTCTTCCCTGCGGCAGCGAGTGCGTCCTCTACTGCCTTTGCCACCAACGTTTTGTGCCGCTGGGCGGCGGCGCGCATCTCCTCTTCGGTATTGCCGGTGAGCACGTCAGGATCGACCTGCTCGGTGCGGGCAATCTCTGCGCGGAGCCGCGCGGTGCGCTCGGCGTTGAAATCCTCACGCAGCTTGCCGAGTTCGGCCTTCGGATCGAAATCCGACGGATTGAACTCGGCCGGGTCCACCCCGAGTTCCACGGCCAGATCGCGAAGCTTCTTCGCATTGGCCTTGGACCGGTTCTCCCACTTGCCCTCTTCCTTGTGGACAGCGCGGAGGCGGTCCAGTTCGGCTCGCTCGCTGGCGGTCAGCTGGTCACTTTGCGTGGTGCTGGCCTCCGGGGCCTTGGGCTCAGCCTTGGTGGGCTCCGCGGGTGCTGCAGGTGCAGCGGCGGGGGCCCCGGGCATGCTGTTCGGCGTAACGGTGGGGGTGGTGGTGTCAGTGGCGGTTTCAGTCATGGAAAGGAACTCCTAGCGTTTCGCTTCGAGTTGGCGCCCGTTGCGGGCATGAAAAAACCCCAGCGTCGATGTCGCTGGGGTTGGCCGCCGGAACCGGTCCGGGGGTTGTCTACGTGCCCTGGTTAGGGCTTGTCGAGCTGCTTGCCGAACGCGACCCTGGCGGCCTGGATCAGGCTTGCCGGCGGGTTCGGCGCGGCTGCGTCGACGTCGAGGAGTGCCTCGGTGGTGTGCTGGTCGAGTCCGACACCTTCGGGTACGCCGGCGCCTTTGATCGCGTCGGCGAGGACGGTTTTGAAGGTGGCGCGCAGCTCGGCGTCAGTCGGGACTCCAGCCAGCATCGCGCACCTCCTTTCGTGGTGCCCGATTCTACTGCTTGGTCGACTGGGCGACGAGTAGCTTGTGCAGGGCTTTCGATGTCGGCAGGGCGGCGTCGCCGTTGAGTTCGACGTCTGCGAACGCTTCGGCGATGGCCTCGCCCTCGTTCAGCTCGAGGTGTCCGGTTTCCCGATTGGTGGCCACGCTGTAGCCGGGGAGGTTGGCCCTGTCGGCGATCCAGTCGGCGAACTTCGGCTTCCCGGGCCGGGTGTCGGCGTCGTACACCTCACGGACGGTGGCCAAGGCCAGTCGCCTGGAATTTCGCATGCCGGCGGTGTCGAGGGCGTGGCCGAGTTCGTGGACGATCGTCGCGTAGAACGGCTCATGCTCGAACCCGCTGGGGTGGAACCGTTCCCGAACATTCCGCGACATCGCAGCGTCCATGGCTTTCGGGTCGCGCACCCACTGCTCGCCGAGTCGTACCTCGAGGGTTCGATCTGCGTCGCGCCGATATTTGGCCCAGGCGTAGGTGTTCGCTCCGACATCGCCGACGCTCACCTTTTCAAGCTTGATCTGCGGATATTTGGTGAGGATGTCGTCGACAGCCCTGCTGTACTGCCGCAACGCGTCGATGTTGTTGCGCTGCTTGGTGAAATTGTCGACTTGCAGGCCGTGTTTGGCGGTGAGGTAGTCGCGGAGCTGGGTGGCGTCGGCCTGATTGATGCCGATCCGGTTGACCTCGTTGACGATCCCTGGGGCTGGCCGCGGCGCCGGTTTCGGAACAGACGGGCGCGGCTTCGGCGGCTGTAGGTCGCCGGGCCCAGTGAAGTCGTGATTCCGCCAGGCTATGACTGGGCCGATCTCGCCGTGCTCATGGGTGATGATCAGCTCGCGGTAGTCCGGCATCCGGCCGCCGCGATCGGCGATCCCTGCGAAAGCCTTCACCTGCTGGTGGGTGTCCTCGAGCATCTTGGGGTCGATGACTTGGTCGAGGTCCATGCCGGGTTCGAGCTCGTCTACCCGGCAGTCGCACGCGGGGTGGATCGGGAGGAGATTCTCGACCTTGTATCGCTGCGTTGCCGCGATCAGGCACATCGCGCACGATTCGCGCCCGGTCGGGACCCGCCGGTAGTACTTGCGGCCGCCGTCCCGCATCGACCGGCGACCCTGCCGGATGGCGGCCATCTGGAAGTCGGTGTCGACCGCGTTCTGCAGGCGCCGCAACCCGATCTCGCTGGCTTCGGTCTCGGTCTTGCCGAGGACTTGCCGGTTGAACGCTTGCTGCCGGAATGCGCGCGCGTAGACGTCGGCTTTCGTGACGCCGCCCTCACGGTTGGCGATGTCCGCGGGGATCACCGGTGATGGCCGGCGGCCGAACTTCTGCGCGAAGTACACCGAGGTGAGGTTTCCGGCGGAAAGCTGTGCAGCCAGCACGGTTTGGGCGATCATCCCGATCACCGGATCCGGTGTGGCACCGAGTGCGCCGAGTTGGTACTCGGCCCACACTGCGACGATGTACTTGCCTAGCCTGTCGCGGATGTCAGCCAGGGCGTTGTCGTAGCCCGTCTGTTCGGGGGTGGCGAGGAGGGACTGGCTAGGCATTTACCGGCGCGGGCTGTGTCCGCGGCGGGCCGGCTTGTCCGTTGCCGGACGGCTGTTCAGACGTTGGCGGCTGCTCGGTCGGCGTCGGTGCGAAGCTCATCGCCGTGAGCCGCTCCTGGGCGCGGTCGAGATTGTCTTGGGCGATCTGTTCGGGGCTGTAGCCGAGGATGTTCCGGGCGATCGACTGCCACGACTCCCCCGCCTGTGAGGCTTGCGCTGCCGCGGCGTACATCTCGCTGAGGGTGACTCGATCGACCGGCTTGAACCGGACGTCGACGACGACGTCGTCGGTGAGGTCAGCGCCTTCGGTCTTCAATGCGAGTGCCAGCGCGGCCTCGATACCCGGCTCAGCTTCGTCGAGACGCTCAGAGCATTTGAAGACGTGGCCGTCGCGCGCTTCGTTGGCCCCTTCGGCCGTCTGGTTCGCGCCGTCTGGCAGCAGCCAGGACAACGGGGTGCGCGTGGCGGATCCGAGGTGCCGGATGTCGTCCTTCGACGCATTGAGCATCCCGGTGATTTCCGTGACCGAGGACTCGCCGAGGTCGATCCCGGCGGGGAGGTCCCAGACGATTCCCGGCGCCGGCTCGAACAGCTTGGCGTAGTCGATGACGTTGCCCTTGGAGTCCTTATCCGGCAGGACGACGCCTTTGTCCTTCTTCAGCCAACGCTGACGGTAGGCCTGCATCGCCGACGTGGTGAGCCGCTCCAGGATCCCGTGATTGACGCGGTCGATCACGTCGGTGTGGATCTCGAATTCGCCTGCGTGCCCCGGGTTGTTGTAGACGATGACCGGCGGTAGGCCGTCAACTTCCTCAGCTTCGCCGTTGGCGGTCCACTGGCCTTGACTGAGCCGGACGGGAAGTCCGGCTTCCTTGGTGGAGTTCTCGCCGATGTCGCGGAAGAACTTCTGCCGCATGCCTTCCATCCAGACGATGGCCTCGTCGCGCTCAGCGTCGACGTCGCGCCACCAGCGGACCGCGGCGCGGACCTTCCACGGCTGCAACGGATCCACTGACACCCGCATGGACTCGGGACTGTCGGCGGCGATGAGCGCCTTGCCGTCGTCGTCGGTCCACACCGTCAGGTAGGACTCGCGGAAGGTGCAGCCGAACCGGAGCCAGTCACGGAATACGCTGGCCATGCGGTTGCGGGTCCAAATGGCTTGGGCCTGCTTGGCCAGCGGCGAGTCGATGGATCCGCCGACGGTGACACCGTTCGGGATGATTCGGGAGACAACGGCTTCGACGATCAGGTTGCCCCAGTTGGTGCGGGACTTCCGCTGGAACTTCACCCACGCCTCGCGGGTGTTCTCGCTCATCTCCGGCATTGGCGCGTTGCCGTCCACATAGGACCGCAGTTTCGCGATGCGGGCCCAGTCGAGGTCGGCTTGCCGGGTAAGTACCCTCAGCCATTCTTCGGGGGTTGTCGGCTTGGCCATGGCATACCCCCTTCTCGGGTCAGCGGAGACGCCGCGGCGCCTCCGTCTTGGGTTGGGGCTGCGCACCTTCTCGGCGTGCATCCAAAGCTGCTGTCCAGGAAAGGCATCCGGACATGCCGAAGTCGAATTTGTCTTCGGCGCGGCCGTCCATCTTCTGCATCACGAACAGCGGTTTGCCTTCGTCGTCGACGATGTTGAGGTCCTTGCGGCCGGCGTTGCCGAGGTGCCGGAGGAACGCATCGCAGGTGCCTTCGATGTGATCGGGTAGGCCGATCATTCCGGCGGTCTCGGTGCCGCAGATCTCGATGCTGCCGGACTCGAATGCCTCGTTGTAGGCGCGGATCGCGAACGCCATCTGGCGTGGCCGCGCCGTCCACCACTCGACGATCTGGTCAGGCCAACGGGTGGCCCAGTTCGCGATGGTCTCTGTCCAGTGCGGAGGGTCGAAGTACCCGCGCCACACCTCGAACCGCTCCATGGTCTGCTCCATGACCGCGGTGACTTCGACTTCGTCGACTTCCCAGGGCAGCGGCTTGCCGTCCATGCCGATCTGATCTGGGGGCCGCTCCCACCGACCGACGAGTTCCTGTTTGCCGGTGTAGATCTCGGTGATCACGATGCCGGTGGAGTCACGGAAACGGGCGCCATCGAATCCGATCGTCACGAACGCGCCGTGCGAGATCCGCACACCAGGGCAGGCCAGGGTGATGATCTTCGGCATGTTGAAGGCCTGCGACCCGGACTTGCGCCACCGGTTGAGCCACACCCGTTCCCAGTAGGCGCGGTCGACGCCTTCACGGTCGTAGTCCTCGGCGATCGACTCGAACTGGCCGGGACCCCACTCCCCGCCGGGCCCTGTGGCGTCGGCGATCGCGGCGATCCGCTTCTCCTTGGTGGACAGGTCGTCGTGCTCGGGGCCTGCCCAGCGGGAGAAGAAGAAGAAACTCGGCGCCTTCTTCTTGCCCTCGGAGACCTTCTCGGCCTCCCGGCGGACGTCCTCCTGGATGGACTGCTGACCCGGCTGGCCGGCGGTCGATGTGTACAGCGTCCACGGCTCCTCCAGGGGCCGCTTGTTCATGTTCTGCAGCATCGTTTCGTGCGCGGCACGCACACGCGGCAGGAACAGCCGGTGGGGCTCGTCGAAGTGCTGGAAAGTCGTGCGGGCGCCGTCTCGGGAGCCGGGGGCTCCGGACACCGGGACCGCTTCGCCGGCCTTCCCGCCGTCGGGCCCGTACCGGATGATCCGCTCGAGGCTGGGATCGAACAGGTCCGCGTCGGGCGAGTTCTCGACGACGTACTTCAGGACGCCGTAGGCGAGCTCGGACACCTGCTCTTCGGTGACCGCCATCATCGGGATGTAGGGGGACCGCACCGGCCGCCCGACCGGGTTGCCGTAGGCGTCGAAGCCGTCGCACCGCACCGGGCCTTCGGGGTGCAGCTCGGCGAACGTGATCCACGCGGCCTTCTCGGTCTTGGCCAGACCCTTGCGGAGCTCCAGGGCGCCGCGCTTGAACCGCCGGCGACCGGCCAGCCTGTGCGGGATCTTCTTCTCGACGTCGGAGTACTGCGGGTAGACCTCGTACAGCCGGTAGATCAGGCCCCGGGTCTCGGCATCGAGGACCGCCTGCTGCCCCTCCAGCGACCCCGGCCCGAACACGCACCGGTCCTGGATGAAGTCGCAGAGCGCCGGGCCGAGCGTCGGGAACGAGAGATCGAGAGGCGGGACGGTGAGGACCGTCACAACCGCGCTACTGGGCTTGCGGGAAGGCTACGACGTTGTTTTCGAGGGCAAGGCGCGGGTCAGTCTCGGGCGCCGGCTGCGGGTTCGTTGGCGCGGCCGACGCACCGCCCTTCCCTTGGCCGCCCGCCGTCGCCTTCTTGGCCGACGCGATCGTCCACTCCAACCGGCGGCGGTCGTACGGCGTCAGGCCGTAGTCCTTCTGCGCCAGCCGAACCTCGGCGTGGGTCTTCGCGCACGGATCCCGCCAGTAGTTGTCGATCAGCGCAGCGAGCCGCACCAAGCCATGGATATCGGCGTCGAGGTACTCGCCGGCCATCGGTGACAGCCAGACGTCGTCCCACCAGTCCAAGGTCTCCGGGCACCAGTCGACCACCCGCCGGACACCGTCATCGTCGGGCACCAGCCGCGGCGGCAGTTCGGGGATCTCGACATCCTCGATGTCGTCGTCGTCATCCCGTTCTTCCAGGACCGCAGCCGACGACGCCTTGTTCCGACGCCGCCGCGTGGACGGATGCTTCTTCTGAGCGGGCATGGGACTGACCTCCGTATCGGAGCGGAACCGGCCTGAACGCCCGTATCGGGCCAGGTCAGATGGGTAAAACGCCGCGCGAGACCGCCAGCCGGGCCCCCGGCCCCCAAAACGTGGGGAACCGTACAGAGCACAATCTGCAGCTTCGGCCGTAGCGTCGTGGACACCCCCCTACGGGGTCCCCCCACCCCCTGGCTGGCGCGTTTCCGCAGGTCAGAGCGTTGCGGCGGTGCGGGTCGTCGGGTCAGTCGGTGGGGTGGTGTTCGGCCAGCTTGCCGGGGGCGTTGATGTCGCCGTGGCGGTTCTCGACGGCGGTGCCGACGCGCACGCCGTTACCTGCTCCAGGGCGGGCGATGGCGGCGTTGGCCCAGAACATGGCCTCTTCGAGCTTGGTGAGCGCCAGTGCCTTCTCGCGGCCAGGTGGAAGGTCGGCGTCGAGTTGGTGGCCGAGCGCTTTGCAGGATGCCCGGACCTTCTCGTGCTGCGCGGCGACATCGGATGTGCTCGCCGGGTGGAAGCTGAAGCGGTTCTCGATGTCCGCGCTGCTCTTCGGGTCGTGGTAGGTCATGCGATGCCCCAGTCTTCGGCCAGCATGTCGGTCTGGCTGGCCAGCCACGGCACCAGCGTGAGCGGCTTGTCGGACGGCCCGTGCGGCGTCACCAGGTAGATGTACGGCACGTTCATCTTCGAGCCCAGGTCAGGGCGTTGAAGCTCGATGTACATTCCCTTGCCGTTCCACCCTGCGCGGCAGACCTTCTCGCCAGCCTTGAGCTGTCGGATCGCTTCGCCGAAGTCCATCGGTGCAGCCTTTCGGTTGAGTGCTGTGAGCAGGTCTCGGCCGAGACCCAGTTCGCGCGCTTGGGCGGCGGTGAGTATCCCGCACGGGCAGTTGGCGTTGGCCAGGATCCGGTGGAGCGCTGAAGCATCACCGTCGGGCGGGGCGACGAGGCCGCCGTTGCGGTAGGTCACGGCAGCCTCTCCCTGTCGGGCACGTGGTGGCCTTGTGCTCGGTGGCCTTCGTCGGATGACTTGACCTGATGGCATTCGGGGCAGGCAGCTTGGCCGTTCGATGGGTCGAACTCCAGGCCGCCCTCAGCGACCGCACGGATGTGGTCGGCTTGGCCGCGGCCCGGGCCGGCGTCGCCCGTGCAGATCCCGGCGTAGCGGATCTGGCAGCGATGCCCGGCGTTGATCAGCACCAGTTGGCGCCACGCTTCGTGCTCGGGGGTTGTGGTGCGTTGGGTGCGGCCGTCGGTGGGCCAGCGGGAGTTGTGGCTTGGGCAGGCCCGGACACCGGCCGGGACGAGCTCTCGGCAGTCCGGGTCGCCCGCGCAGTACTTCGGCGCCCGGGGCATCTACTCGGCAACCCTGGCGTGCGCTGTCGTGAGGAGCCCGGCCGTGATGTAGCCGGGCTGCCAGCCGTGGCGCGGGAAGATGTTCGTCCCGCCGCAGCGGTCGCCGTCTTCGTCGATCCACTGAGTGCCGATCAGCAGGACAGCGTCGACAGCCACCAGGTCCGGGACCTCGCCATGTTCGAGGGCTTTCGCGTTCAGCATGGCGGTCATCTTCGTGATCGCCACCTCCAGCGCCTCATACGCTTCGGTGCGGAGCTGCTCGAGGTCGCTCACGCCATCCGCCGGGAGAAGTGGCGGGCCGGCGCGCGGCCCGGCAGTTGACCAAGAGCGACGGTGGTGCTGTTCCATGCGGGTCGGCCGCCGTGCGCCCACGCTGTGCGGGGGCCGCTGTCGCGGGGCGCGCCGTCAGCGCGGGCCGTGATCAGTGGGGCGGTGTCGGCGTGGTTCAACAGCGACGGCCGCGTATAGCCGACGAGGTGGCCGCGGGCCTTCGCCCACTGCGTGATCGCCTCGTCGATCGGCAACCCGCGGTCGGTCGAGTGGAGCATGTCGTCGACGAGCTCCGCCCGCATCGCGGTGCCCACCGCGTGACGCAGCTGCGTCGACAACGCCCAATGCGCCGGATCGTTGCGCACATGGGCGATATCCATCTGGCCGGCCACTGGATACGTCCGCCCCAGATACAAGCCGACGATGTCGGTGGGTGCGACAGCGAGAGCGTGCTCGAGCTGCTCCCGGAAGTCGTCGCACGGGACCGCGTCATCCTCGACGACCACCAGCCAGTCAGCGCGCCGCTCGAGCAGAGCAGCCCACACCGTCAGGTGATTCCCTGTGCAGCCGAGCTCGCCATCATCCACAGACACCCAGTCGGGGCCAACTGACAGCAACAGCGCCAAAGCCTGCGTCAGGCGGGCGGTGTGCGCGACAACCCCGACTGCGACGCTCACTTGCGGGCGTGGCCGAGGTCGATGATGCGGTACTCACGGCAGCGGGACCAGCCAGCATGGCAGCCGGCCAGAATCGCTTTGGAACCGAGCATCCCGCGACCGTGCTGGTGAGTCTTGGCGCAGTGCGGGCACTTGACGTTCACATGCTTGCCGCTCACCGACACCACTTCGGCGACACCGGACAGCCAGCTCATCGTGTGGCCCGCTTGGCTCGGCGGCGGGCCGCGCGGTTCGTCGGGAACCAGCGCTCCGGGGTGGAGTCGACGTGGCCGGCGTGGAAATGCGGGCCGCCGAATACTGCAGCTCCGTCAGGGCAGCTGCAGTTGTCTTGGGCCATCGGCGCGTAATTCATCGGGGGTCTGTCCGATCTGACGTCGGGGAAGCTGTCCACCAATACCGGCCGACCACGTCCCCCCGCCACGTATCGCAGCCGGGGAGCTGGTCGGCCATCTCGTCGAACGTCCACTGGTCAAGGTGGGCTTCGTGTTCGTTGCCGTCGTGCCCGTGCTGCGGGTAGTCGATGATCGGGACAGACACCATGATCTCGGCGGCCGCGGCGCGGGCCCGCGCCAGGAACGCGAGAGCGTCTGGGCGGGTGAGGTGTTCGATCACATCACCGGCGAGCAGTGTGAAGGGCTCGCGGGGGAAGCTGTAAGTGCGGGCGTCGGCGATGACGACTTCGTCGTACTTGCGGGTCAGTTCGAACCGGTCGACGTAGGGGGCGTGGATTTCCACGCCGATCCAGTGCGCGTCGGCCCGCCACCCGCGGGCGAGGTCACTGTAGGTGCCTTCACCGCAGCCGATATCCACCACGACGGGTGTCGTGGTGGCGGCGATGCGGTCGACGGCCCAGTCGCGGCCTTCCGGATGTGATCTAGGCATGTTGGGCGGCCCGGAGTTGGCTGGCGTTGCGTGCCCGCTGATATTTCAACCAGCGGTTGAGGTTCCGCACATAGCCGGGGTCACGCATCCTGGTGGCTTGATCCGATGCGGGTTCGTGCCATAGGTGGAAAGCGCAGCCGTCGACGCGGCGCGGCGGGCCGCCGAGGATGGTGGCTGCCTTCCAGAAGGCGTTGTCCTCGCCGCCCCACCCGACGAACTTCTCGTCGAATCCGCCGACGTGGTCCCACAGTTCGCGGCTGACGACGAGCATCGACGATTGGGTGGCGATGTCGTCGGTGCGGATTCGGTCAATCCCGAACGTTGTCGGGTCGATGATGTTGCCGGCGAGGATGGTGCGGGTGCACGCCTCGCCGAGCTCGACGACGCTGGTGAGCGCCGACACGAGACCAGCAGCGGCCTGGTCGACAGCCTTGGCGAGGTTGGTCGGGGCAACCCATGTGTCGGCGTCGGCGATGATCGCAACATCCCAGTCGCCGGCGTCGTTGGCTGCGCGGTTCACCGCGGCGGACCGGTTGAACGGGCCGTCGTCGTGTGCGCCTTCAACCACCGTGTAGGGCAGGCGGTTCCAGAACGCACGCTGTACGAAGGCCCACAGTTCGTCGCGGTGGCCGTGGTCGGGGCGGTACGGCACCAGGACGGGGATCACGGGATGCGGTGCCCCACTTCGGCCATCAGCTCTCTGGCTTGGCGCTGCGCGCTGGGCCCGCGGAGGCGGGCCAGCTGCTGCCAGAGGCGGTAGTTGCGGCGTGCCTCGCGCCGGTTGGGGTCACGGTCAGCCGGTGGATGCCACAGATGCAGAGTGATGTGCTCGGCGGTCCAGGTGACCGGGCCGTCGAAGATGCGGCACAACTCGAACCACACCTGATCTTCCTGCCCCCACGGTCCGAGGGCCGGATATCCGCCGATGCGGTCGTAGAGGCTGCGCGGGACGGCGAACACCCCGGAACAGGGGCGGGCGTAGATGCCGTTGTCGCCGAAGTCTCGGGGGCGGCAGAACCATGCACCCCCGGAGAGGATCCGGTCGCTGGATGCCTTCGACAGGTACATGTGCGAGTCGGCGCAGATGACCATGCGGTCCTCTGCGATGCATTGCGTGACAGCGGCTTCGATCGCGTCGGGGTGGGCCAGGGTGTCGGCGTCGTTGAAGACGATCGCATCCCACTGGCCGGCCGCCTCGGCGGCCTGGGCGCGAGCCTCGCCGGGGCCGGGGTCGTGGCCTTCGAACCGCGGCCACTGCGGGTAGTGGCGGGACATCCAGTCGCGGACGAACATCCACGCCTGATCGCGGTGTCCGCCGTCCGGCCAGCGCGGGACACCGATCGCTACGCGTGCCACGACTTCGCCCAGTAGTGCAGCGTCCAGGACCAGGGCTTCACCTTCGATGGGTGGGCTTCCTCGGACCAGTGGGCCGGGTAGAAGGCGTCCGGCGGGAGCAGGACGACATCGTCGCGGCCGGTCACGATTTCGGTGAAGGTCGCCACCCCGGCGGCTTCGGTGCCGTGGTGTCGGCGTTCGATAGCGAGGTCGAGGAAGTCGCGCAGCACGGGGTGGTGCGGTGGGAATCCCAGCACGGCGTTGCAGACCCGTTTTCCGTCTTCCCAACCGGCGAAGGCGGGCAAGCCGACGAGGTTGTCGAACGGCTTGAACACCTCGACGTCGGAGTCGATGTACACCCCGCCCCAATGCCACAACTCTTCCGCCCGAACCAGATCAGCGAGCTGCGCACCGGTTTCGCAATCCGGCCAGTACGGCGCGGTGCGGGGAAACAGGTCGGGGTCGTGCGGCTGGCGTCGCGTGACGTGCTCCCAACCGGGGTGCAGCGCGGTCGCGCCCGCCCACCAGGTCTCCACCTGCGCGGTGGTGTGCTCGGGGACAACGCGGACCAGCCGGCGCGGGATCACAGAAGGTTGGAGGGGTTCGCAGCCATCAGGGGACTTCTCTCGTCGGACTTCCTCAAAGAGGCGGACCGCACCCGATTCGGGGCACAAAAAAACCGCCAGCCTGCAGGCATGGCGGTACTACGTCGGATTGAATGGTACTACAAATTTCCGAGTGTTAAATGCGATCACGCGACGTGTCCCTTAAGTCGACGTTTCAGCCTGACCAGCTCGACATCCTCGCGCAGCCACCGATCATTGGTGGGTCGGATGCCGTACTGGCGGGGCCAGTTCGACCGGATCGACGCCGGGGACAGCTTGAACTCCAACGCCACCTCCACCGTGGTCATCCAGATCGGTTGCGCTTCCGAATCGGGCAGCGCCCAGGCCGCGCCGAGCTGATGGATCGCGGGGAGCAGCTGCGACCGGGATGCCTCGGGTAGGGCTTCCCACAGCAGCGCGACGAGGCGTTGAAGCTTCTCCTCCCAACTCACGAAGCCGCCTTGACGTCGATGACTGCGGTGGCGAATTCGGCGGCCGAAATGTTGGGGCAGTCCAGGGCGAGGCTGAATTTCCATCGCAGCTCCGCGAGGAGATACTCGGCCAATTCCCGCGCGGTGCGTTCTTGCTCGATCAGTTCGGTGAAGCTCTGGCGTTCCTGGGCTTCCAATTTGGCGTCCTCCATGTCTTCGGCGTCGCGGCGGCAACGGAACTGGTAGATCTCGTACGTCCAGGAGCTTTTGCATTCGGCGCAGGCGATCAGGTCGTCAACGTCGCCGTTTTTGCGGGTGGTGACGGTGCGGGAGCAGCGGCGGGCGTGGCAGTTCGGGCACGGGAGCTGAACAGACTGGTGGATGTGCTGGTCGCCGAGGATGGCGTGGGCGACGCGGTGGCAGCGGACGATTTCCAGGCAGATGTCGATGCCAGTCTTGTCGACGAACGTCCGAGACTCCCCCGTTTTCCGCCACACCGTCACCGACTCCGCCGGGGCGGCCAGGAGCGCATCGACGTGTGGGGAGACCAGTTTCGTGCAGGCGCCGACGATGCGGCGTTGTTCGCGGTCGATGCGGGACTTCGGCTGCGGGTCATCGACGTTCAACAGTTCGGCGACGCGGGCCGCCGCGGCGACCAACCAGTCCGCGAGCGCATCCTTCACAGCGTCGACCTCGACATCGATCGGGATCGGCGGATTCTTCGTCCCCGCAACGCGCTCCTGCCCCGCCCGCATACTGCGGTCACCCAACGCGCCGTGCAGGGAATCCCACACCGCCGGCGAATCATCCACCACCGCCTGGACATGCTTGCGGCAGGCCTCGCAGATCGACTCCGGCTTCTCCGTCAGGGCGGGCAGCTCCACCGTTTCCCCGTCGACCTCCTGAATCTCCGGGCGGCGGCAATGCCGGCCCGCCAAACAGCGGTGAGGCTCCGGGGCTTCACTGTCCGGCCGGGCGTCACTCGTCGAACGCTCAAACACGCTGTCTCCATCCTAGATTCGTGCCGATAACGGGGTCTTATGTCGGGTCCGAAGTTTGCTCGTCGTGTAGGACGATGTGTGCATCGCCGTACTTGCATCGCCACTCGGCCCGCCGCTGTTGGGCTGAGAGGCTCATCCGGTAGAACTTCAGCGCCGTTCTCATCGCCCTGAGGTGGCGTCGGATCATCGCGTCAGCGCCTTTCCTCGTGTTTCAGTCGGGTGATCTCGCCGATGAAGTAGATGACATCGGTCTCGTCGTTGGCCTTCTGGCGGCGCAGCACGTACTTGAGGGCGTTGATCGGCTGCACGTCGAACACGGGGCTCACTGGTTCGTAGGTCCAGCCGCTCTTGCGTTCCTTGATCGGGCATGGTCGACCCGAGAAGACGGCGTATCCGAACGGGCCGTCCTCCAACGCCAGTGCGTGTTGTAGGACCGTGCCCCGGATGGCATTGCGCACCACCTCGGCTGCATTGTGCTCGTGGCCGAACATCATGTCCTGCAAGCCTGGTGGGAGCCATTCCCGCACGAAGGCGTCGAAGATCGCCAGGGCGGCATCGGTGGTCGTGGGCTGAGGTGTGAATTTCATGCCGCATTGTCATGCCGACAGCCCATCTTCTGCGGCCTGGTTGAACAGGTCGAACTGGGCATCGTCACACGAGGTGCAGAGACGCCCAGTGGCTCGCGCTGGCGGCGCGCCTTGACCGTGGCCCCAGCGACAGAACGGTTCGCCATGGCCGGCTGCCACCACCTCGGCTTGGAGCTGGTCGATTGCTTCGGCGGTCTCGGGGTACCAGAAGCGGATCTCTTCCAGCTCACCCGGCTTGGCGAACGATCCGCACAGGCACTCGCCGGACATGTGCAGCTTCTCGGACACCGGGTTGATGGGTACATCGCCCGCCATCAGCCGGTAGGTGTTCATGTCGAGCTTTGTCCACATGGCCAGCGGTGACGCCCAGATCGCCGATCCGTCCTTCTCGTAGAGAGGGATCGTTGCCCGTCGCTTGGATTCGGAGCGGCGACGACCGGCGATGAAGAGAACGCGCTGGCGGCGGCTGTCGAGGATGAGGTCTGAGCGCACCTGATCAAGAGCACGTTCCTTGAGGCGTTGGTACATCTTGAAGTGCATCGCCGGTCCGGGGAATCCGCGCTCCAACACGAGATCCCGGTACGTCGTCGGTGCGGTGCGCTCGATCAGATCCAGCCCCCACGCTGCGCAGGTGTTGCGCACGAACTGGCGGGTTTCCTCGATGCCGATGGTGGTGTTGGCGTGGACTGCACAGTCGACGCGGTCGCGCACCAGGTGCGTCAGGACGGTGGAGTCGTTTCCGCCGCTGTAGAGCACGCACCAGGCGGCGCGCATACGCCCTTCGGCGAGATCCCACGCCGTGTTGATGATCTGGTGGGCTTGCTCAATCAGTCGCTCGACACGCTCCTCGCGCTGGCTGCGGGTCAGCGTCGCCACGACGGTCGGCGGGCACACCCGGTCAAGGTCAGGCCGCAGCGGATCGCCGGTGAATAGGTCTGCGTCGGTCAATAGTTCATCGCCACTCAACGTCCGCTCCTCTCTGATTTGCTGGGTTTGCCGATAATCAGGCGTGCGGTTAGTCGCGGTTCTCAACGAGTCCCGCGTCGACCAGCGCTCGATACTCCTCATCGCGACGCGGGCCGCTGTACGCCGCACCGGGCAGCAGCCTTCACGCCCAGCCCCAAGTCCAAGGCCTCACGGATCTGTGCGATCTCCGCGAGGGTTGCGTGGTTGAGCCAGCCCACCTGCTTCTCGTCCCAGTTGATGTTGTGGCCGAGCGCTTTCTCCAGTGCGCGAAGGCGCTCGCGGGTGGTGCCGAGGATTCGGCCGTCGCTTTCGGCCTGGGCAAGCTCCATCTTGATCCGGGATTGGACGCGCTCGTCGACCTGGGCTGTGGCAGCCCGGTACGCCTCGTTCTTGGCGTCCTCGATCGCCTTCGCCCGCAGGGTGTCCCAACGTGCCATCACCGAGCGGACCGCATCCCAAGACGGTGTGTGATCCTGCGGCTTACGGGTCGCCTTCACCAGGGCGCGCATGCGGGTCTTCGACGGGCCCGGCACCAGCAGACCCCACCCAGGCGGCAACTCACCGTCATGGACGATCGCCGGGTCGCTCACCACCAGCCACCACTCGTGGCATTGGTCAGCCCACCTATCCGCCTTCCCCGGCTTGTTCAACTCTGAAAGCCATTCAGAGCGGCTCACTTTCAGCTCATGGCCAACCAGCATGCGTCCCGACGATGACGTGAAACCCACATAGATCGCATCGCAGCCGCCACCGGCGCATCCGTTCCAGCCCACCTCGGGCAAGAACACGCCGCCCGGTAGGTCGGCGCCGGGCTTGATGTAATGCCGTTTCAGTAGCGCCAACAGATCGGCGGTTGCACTCATTCGGCACCCTTCCCCGGGAAGGGGTCTTGGTCTTCCCATGGCTGCTCGATGACCACTCGGCGGCGGAGCTTGACGTCAGTCCACCTGTCGACGTTGGCCAGTTCGATGAACGAGCGGGCCCGCTCCTCCGCGGTGCCCTCCATGCCACGGGCCTCGTGCGGGTTGCCGAACACAAACCTGTACGGCGGGAACGGCTTACCCCCGATGGTCCCGTCCGGTTGGCCGGTGAGCTCCCACTCCTCGCGACGGATCGGATACCCGACGTCCTCGGCGAGACGCTTCACCGCCGACCGGTCGCCAGCACGCAGCCGCTCCACCTCGTCGACCAGCTCCGGCACCAGGGACCGCGCCGCAGCAATGAACGCAAGGTCTGCGGGTTTGCCGTCTTCCCAACTGGGTGAATCGAAGTCGTCTCGTGCGGTGTAATTCCCGAACACAATCTCGTCGGGTGACCAGACGCCGGGGTCAGTCTCGTCGACCGTCCACGGCCCCTCGGTTACGCCTTCCAGTGCGACCCTCGCCCGGGCTGCAACATCATCGGCCATTCGTCAGCACTCCCCTCGGTGATGGGTGAAACAGTTTGGGCACATGGGTGGTTCACCCCGGCGTGTGGCTTTCGCACACTCCGCGTGCATCAGCTCGTCATCGAGGTAGTCGACGTCATCGCCCTCACGGATCAGGTCGTCGGGGTAATAGCGGCAACGCTCGGCGGCGCACGCACCCGTGTAGCGGGCCTGGAAACTCATCGCCGCTCCTGGGCGTACAAAAGCAGCTCCTCCGGCGGCCCCACGAACAGCTGAGGCCTCTCGTCCCAACCCACCTGCCGCACCACCACCCAGTCCGCGCCGATCGCCTCCACCCGAACCTGATCCGGGCCCAGCTCGAACACGCCTCCGCAGTAGCCGTCGAGGGTCATGCCGACACGTAGAAGTTGCTCGCTCATGGCCGCTCCCAAGCTGGGTGCCAGATCAGCAGCATGGCGCGTCCGTCTGCGAGTTCATGTGACCTCAGAGGCGAGCGGCCAGCGTGGGTCCACCCGGCTGGCATGTGCGAGTCGCCGCCACGCTTGGTTCGGGGTATGCCAGCCCGATCGACGACAACAGAGTCGAGTGGCAGCGCGTCCAGCTCCTCGACGGTGCGGATCGTGCACGCCTCACAAAGCGCGTTCAGGATGTCCTGGGCGTCAGCGCCATTCGCGTCATGCCGGTAAGCCTCGAACATCGCGTCGGCGACGACGTTCCGAAGCCTCGGGAACTCGCTCACCAAGCACCGCCTACGAGTCGTTCGACCTCTGCGCGGACCCGATCCTCGGAGCCGTTGCCGAGTAGCTCGAGCGGGGTGTAGTTCTGCAGGTTGCGGTTCCGGCTCCGCAGCCAGGACAGGATGCCGTCGGGTTTGTAGACCTCGCCGAGTGCTTTGACGATGTCGTGTGGGGCTTCGACGCATTCGTGAATCTGCGGCTCGAATCCGTTGCAGGAGCATGGGATGTTGTACGAGTCGAGTGCGCGGCAGGTTTTGGCTACGTGCTGCCAGCGGATGTGGCCGCATTCGCAGTGGTCGTAGTAACGCTCAGCTAGCTGGCTCACCAGTCCCTCGCTTCGCTCTGGTGGATGTATCCGAATCGGTGGGCTATGGCGTCACCGAGTTGGCGGGCCCGAGCGTTGAGCGCGGTTTTGGCCCGCTGTGTGGTCCGCTGCCGCCACGGAACGGGTGGGGTGGACTGTCGGGGCCAGATGTCGCTGTCGGTGGCTCCTAGTACGGTGTGGCTGTCGATCTCGACGTACCAGCCCCGGGCACGGCGCGGCGGCACCAGCATCCGATCGACGAACCCGCCGCGAAGCCCGCACAGGTCGGTGATCGTGTAGCCGCCCGTCTCCCGCACCACCTTCACCTCGGCGCCGGCCGGCACACGCCACAGAGCCGACTTGATCCGCCGCCGCCCCTGCACGAGCGACACGATCTGGTTCACCGGGCCTTTCGGATCCGGCTCCACCAACGCACCAATCCCGAACCCGGCCAGCCGGTGATCCTGGAAGGCCAGGAGGACGTCCTGGTAGACCGATCCGGGCGGCTCGTACGGGAAGAACCTCACAGCTGCGTGATCAGGCATTGGCGATCTCCAGGAGGATGTCGGCGTGGCAGGGTTGATCGAGCGGGCACCAGCAGGCGAGGTCGCGCCCACGTAGCGGCTTGAGCCACTCCCGGAACTGATCCGGCTCGTCGCGGAGCCGAACCTGCAGCAGCGTCCGGTACAGGTCCACGGCCTCCGATACCGGGATGATCCGGCTCGACGACACGTAGGCGTGAATGCACTCACCAGCAGGGATGTGCGCCCAGCTGTTGCGGGCTATGTGCCACCGAGGGCCGACAATGTGGTGGTCGCGGTAGATCCGCCACGGGTTGCCCCACCGGCTCGGTCGGCCAACGTACTTCGCGCCCGGCGGAATTCCCGGCTGGCCGGCGACGCGGCGGCGCTGGACTCGCTCAGGCATTGATGGCCTCCAGGTGGGGTTGGCAGGGATGGACGCCGAGATCGTCTTCGTAGGTGTTGGTGCCTTGGCAGCGTGGGCAGTTCGCCTGCACCTGCTTGCTCCGACGCTTGGCGTCGAGCTCATCGGCTGCGGCGCGCTGCTCGTTGGCCTGGTCCCATTCGCGGCGCAGTTTGCAAGCGCGGCAAGCCGTCTCGGAGTTCTCGTTGGGATGATCGGGGCATTGGGG